CAAGAATAATAGCAGATAATGTAGCTTGTAAGTTTCCTTTCTTTATTATTTTTTTATTAAGATTTAAAGCCTCAGCAGCAGCTATATCTAGGAATTCATTTGTATAAAATATATCTGATTCTTGTTTAGTTCCTTTATATTGAACTAACTTTAAATCTCCCTTAGCATCAACATATACATTTTTAAGGTATGTATTCAGTTTATCTACGTCAAAGTCACCACCTGATTTAGTAGTAATCTCAGCAGGAACTACTACTGTATCCCCTAATGATGGGTGTAAGAACCCTGCTACTTTAAATACCTCAATAGAGTTAATCTCCTGGGTAGGAATACGGAAACCTACACCAGTAAGTATTCTCTTACCTTCTTCAGTATTGTTTAAATAATCCAGTATTTCCTGGTCAGTCTTATTTTTTAATTTTGGAGATTGTTGTAATTTTCTTTTAAACCAATTGGGTAACAATACCTCAGATGGATTGGTAGTACCATCCGCATTCTTAGTATAGAATTTTAACTTAGTAGAGAATAACCTAACTTTCTCTTTATCAGCAGGGGATAATGAATCAAAGTCTTTAACTTCTTCCCATTTCTTACCTTTCTTAATATAAGGTTTTAATGTAGAATCATTATCCCACATAGCAGAAGAAACCTGAATCTTTGCCCCACCATGCATTTTAGGAGAAACAACTGTTTTATCCACTATAGATAATAGGATGTTCTTTATAACCTGATAGTTATTAGAAGCTTCTGGAGCTATAGCCAGTTTACCTACTTCATTCAGTTTAACACTGTCATATACATTTTGATTAGATTCTCTACTTACTATCTCATCGTAAAGTCTATCCGATAATTTTTTATAATCAGATACTTTAAACTTACCATTATTATCTTCTATACCTAATTCCTTTAAAAGACTATCATAACCTATACTGGTTAACTCCTTCAGCATATCTTCATTATGCCTAAGCAGTTCATATATGGGTGACTCTTTTAATTTCTCATCTTCAGTTAATTCAAACCAGTCCTTTTTACCTTTATAATCTACTGGTACAGCACTATCGTACATATTCACATAGGCTAATTTAGTAGCCTGTGTACCTCTTGTACCACTATTATCTTCATGAGCAGAGGTTTCCAGTTGAATACCAAAGGCTGTTAAAGGTATTGTAAATTTAGAAACATCAGATATTTTAGTTTTATTTACAGTTCCATTGGCATTATAGAAATTATGAAGCTCCTGAGCACCTTTCTTTCTACCACTTAATACAATGGAATAATCCTGAGAATTCTCAAAATTCTGTATAAAGTGTTCTCTAAGATGTGAACCCTCTTCAGTAAAAGAGAAGAATAAAGGGAAAGCAGATTGCTTATCAATTATAGTATCTAGATACTCAATACCTGTTTTAGCCCCTGTAATAATGGGCTTAAGGGGGACAACCATTTCAGATGATCTTCCCTTCTCTATAGTCTTTAAATCCTGTGCAACAAGTGCTAGATTCTTGGCGTATGCTTTACCATAGGCTTTGTTTCTTTTAGCATAATACTGCCTGAATGCAGCAGAGTCATACTGAAAGAAATCCTCTGCATCCCACATACCACTCTTTAATAAAGCTTCCCTATAAAAAGTAGGCATAGCCCACATCTGACCATCAGATCTATCTACATTGTCATATTCATCGTTACCATCATAAATAGCAGGTGAACCTACTACTTTAAAATCACTTAAGGTATATGTTTGTACTACATTGTCAAAATTGGTATACCCATAGTCTGAAGATTTTAAAGCTACTTTACCTGCATTATTCATTAACTTAGTCAATGCAATATCAGCCTGTTCATCAGAAGCTATAGATTTACGAGGAGATCCATGAGATTTAATTCTCTTCAGGGAATCCTGGATACTTTTAAAAGTACCTACATCACCAAATAATGTTTTTATAATCTCTGTATTATTTATAGCATAGTTTACAGCTACAAATTTAAAGAAATTATCTAATCCTTTCTTATCAAGAACAGCATAAGCTCTATCAGTTTCTATTTTAGTCTTTCCAAAATGTTCATTCTCAAAAGCTGAGTCCAGACCATTAATAGAGTATACAGTACCTGCACCTTCCAAATAGTGTGTTACTACTTTACCCTCATTAGTAAGGTCATTTTTTATACTCTCTGCTTCAATAGTTACAAACTTATCTACAGCTTCCAGCAATTTATCACTGTGTTTATTTACAAACTCAGAAACCGCTTCTGGGGAAGGTTTAGTATCAGTAAACTTGTATATTTGTTTTTTAAACTCTTCTGATAAAATACCTTCCAAGAGTCTTAACTTATTACCTTTACGTTCATAATTAAATACTCTATTAGGAGTATCTACTATCAGATTCATCTCATCCACCAGATAACCACCAAATATAGACTTTAGCTTTTTCTTATACACATCAGAAGATAAGTCTTCCATCTGTATATTATTATTCATGGACATCATCCACTCAGTAGCACTATCTCCTGGCATGATTATATTACTATAACCATTTACCAAGGCATTAATAGTAGTGAGCAACCTTTCTCCTAAGTTTAATTTATCAACGGCTTTAGTTCTATCATTCTCTAACTGTATACCATTAAGATATGCAATAGTTAATTTTTCTTCTGTCCTATTACCATTCTTATCAAAGTAGTCACCACCTAATTTAAATATTAAAGAATTACCCAACAATACATCTTTGTACTGTGGATTATCTTCAATAAATTTAGCTAGAGATGCAGTATTGTTTAAAGCATTAGCAAATTTACTATAGTAGTTATCATTAATAAACAACTGTTGTTGTTCATTATCAATATTAAAGAAAGTAGATTTCTGCTCCAAATCAGTATTTCTTACGACTATATCAGCTAGTTCATTTAGCCTACCCTGAACACTACTCTTATTAGCAGTTATGCTGGTAGCATCTTTTATCTTAATATTCAAAAGTAAACTCTGAGCTGCCACTCTCATTTTTGTAGCTTCTGCTTTAGATAATTTATTTACTAATTTTTTATCTATATCTATACCAAGTAAAGCAAGTTTAGGTAATAGATTACTCTTGAGTATACCTTTATCATCTGCTCCTGTAGTAGGTTTGAAGCTAGAAGTATCTACTGTGAAAGCATTTAGTTTGCCTACTTTTGTTTTTTTAACATAATTATTACCAGTTTTAGCTATAACTCTCAGATTACCAATCCATTGTTGAATCTGTAATTTAGATAAGTTATTCAAATCTGCTGGAGCCATGAAGGTTTCCCCCTCTTGTTCCTCATTGCCTTTATTGTTAAATACAATGAATGGAACAGGTGCTTGTTTAGCAAAGGTTGTATAAAAGTCAAAGATTAACCTCCAATCATTGAAATCCATTTTATCATAATCTAAAGAACCCTCTTCACTTAGATTACCTTTTAATCTGGTATACAGTCTTACATAATCAGGATTATTCTTCCCAAGTAAATACAGATTTTGTAATTGTTCTTTGAGTGTATTTACACCAGCTAGTTTTTTAATAACCTCAATAAATGACTTACCAGAATGAACCAATTGTGGTCCACCATAGCTATTACCCTCCACTTTAGGGAATAAAGTACCCTCAATTAATTGACCTGTTTTATCAGTTTTAACCAAAGTAGCAAATAACAACTTCATTGCTGAAGTAGAATTCTGCTTGGTGTCAATTAAGAAGTCATTTTTTGTATATTCATTTCTACCTTTATTCTCCTTCTCATCCATAGTAATCTCATCAGTAATCTTTATCTTGAAAGCACTACGGAGAAATTCTTTTGTTATCTTAACAGACTCTTCCCAATTTTGATTGATAGAATCATATACTTCTAGAGCACGAGTTATTTGGTCGTCAATCTCGTCTTTTCTAGATTTTTGTCTACCGTCTAAAGATTTAGATTGTTCCAGTAAAGCAGCTACATAGTCTCTTATTCTACCAGGAATTTTATCTTCTCTTTTACTATCAGGACTATCACCTAGTATTCTTCTCTTTACCTCTACAAATAACTCATCAGCGGATATGTGCTCAAAAGAAGAATAAAATCCAGCACTCTCACTATCTCCCAATAGAACAAAAGCCACCTGTGCAGCCATATCTTCAACTATCTCTCTGGTAGTCAATGAGTCTGTACCAGGAATAACCTGACTATATGCATTACCATTAAACTCCCTTACCTTCTGTTTCTTAGCAAATTTACCATTATGTATGTCTGTAAATAGTCTATACTTTTTAGAACCTACCCAATACTTTAATAAGTCTTTTAACCACTTAAAAAACTTACCAATTAGACCCTTTGGTGGGATTGATTTAATATCCCTCATAAAAGCACCAAACTCATCAGCAATAGCCTCTTTAGCTTGTTGGAAAGATGCTTCACTTTTAGGAATAGTGGTTAGTGTTTCCCTATCAAATATAGTACCCTCTTGATTTATAAATTCTTCATATAAATCTATTTGTTGAGCATCTTCTAAAAGTATATTCCACACAGCTTCAAAGGCTTCATGGAATTCAGTTCCTTTTTCAGCTCTCTCAAAGATTTCAATACCAGAATTTGTAAATCTTCCCCAAGCTAATCTACTTGTTCCCAGTATCTGAATAAGTTGGTCAGTTATGGCAACAGGTATATTAGGTAGATTTATTTTCATCCACTCCCTAAAATAAGCATGATCTTCATCTGACATCCTTTCTACTTCAGTTTTTGTCATAAGCCGTAAAGCCATGTCATTCTGAGAATTACCTTTAGTACTTGGAACCTCATTCACAAAAGATTGTGCAGCTTCTTGAGCACTAATCTTAGCTGCTGCCAATCTTTCTTTTAAAGATGGTCTTGCCTTTTTAACTTCTTTTTTTTCTGGTGTAACCTGTCCCTTTTCTTCTCCCTCTTCCTCTTCTTCTTCTTCCTTTGCAATTGGTTGTTTACCTTTTTTAGCTGCTTCTATCCTTTCTTTTAAAGTTAGACTCTTTTTTGTAGAAGGCTTCTTTGCCACTTCACCATCTGTATCTTCGGCAGTAAAAGTATTTTCTTCTGCTTCCTTTTTTGAAGCTGCTTTTTTCTTAGTAGTAGTCTCTACTACTTCATCCTCTCTAGGAACAATAGTAGAATACTTCTGTATAAATGGTTCTGAACCATCTATAGGTAATTGTAAATTATTTGTTAAAGGAACATCAGACCTCTTTTTACCATTCTCTTCTTTATCATCCAGAGTTTCATCCAGAGCAAAAGTTGGGGATAATAAATAATGCTGATAAGATTGCCATACCCTTGTTTGTGGTACACCTTCTTTATCAAATCCAGTAATTTCTACAAATTTATCATTACTCTTTAGAGTAGCTGCATTTACATTTTGATAAGCTCCTTTTATGATTTTTATAAGTCCTGCCTTTACTTCTGGTAAAGCAAGGAATTCTGATGTAAATGATGCTTTAAAACCAGTTGGTCCTATATTTAGATTACCTTTATTATCAATCCAGAACTGGTTTCTGGCAGCAGCTTTTGGTTTATCTCCTGTAGTAGGGTCTCCAAATAACATTACATCTCTTAGGAATTTAACTACTGAAGTATTCCATTTTTCTCCTTTCTTAGTGGCAGCCAGAGTTTGGAATGATTTATATATAATCTCTGCTTCCTGATCTGTAAAGTTTCTGTTATTCAGGAAAGCTGTAGAGTTTCCATTTACAAGTACAACTCTGCCAGGAGTATATTTCTTAGATATACCATTAACATTTATTGTACCATCTATAGATACCTGAACAAGTCCTTTCTGCCCTATCTGTTCTTCACTGATTAAATTCTCAGTTACATTATAAGCTATATTAGTTTTGTTCCTTTGTGGTATACCGCCACTAACTGTAAATTCATATATCTCTGGTTCAGTAGCAGCTAACCACTTGGCTCTCATGCCTTTATACCAGTTATGCCAATCCTCTTCACTAACATCTTTAGGTACAGAATACCTGTCTCCTCTTGAAGAAGTTAGTTTATCTGAAGCCATTACAGATATAACATACTCATCAGGATTTTCAGTAGCTTTACCATTTACATCTACAAATTTACCATCTGTATTGGAGTATATAGCTACAACTGTATTATCTACATCAGGAACATCATATCCTGCAAGAGCTTTATCCATTATACCAGCAGGAGCATTACTATTATTCACCAGAGTTACCCTTATTTCAGAGGCTTTTTCCGGAGGCATCCTTGATACATTATTTAGGAAACTATTGTGTCTCCTTACATTTTCTAAAACAGTCTGGTTAGTTGATTTACTCTCATCTACTGTAGAGGCAATAGAAGTTATTCTCTTTTTAGGAGAATCTTTCTCATTCTCTATATCCCCTTTAGTATCAGTATTATCACTGGAAGGTTGGTTTACCTTTGTTCCAAAGATACCCTGTAAAAATTTAGCATCTGCTTCAGCTTGTTTTTTAGCAGCTTCAGCTCTTTTATGTTGTAAAGCTATATCGTTAAACTTATTAACAATAACTTCTTTAGCTACATATTGTTTTTCCAGTAATGGCAGTTCTTCCATTACATCCTTTATATTAGCTTTTAATTCAGCTATTAATTTTTCTAAAGGCTTTATCTCAAACTCTTCCATCTCTCCAATCATACCCTCAAGGTCAGCCAAATCTTGTTTAAAATCTGGTCTTAACTTTAAGAAATTAGGATTAGCCTTTAAGAAGTCTATAAATTCCTGACTATATATATCAGTAGGGACATTAGGATAACCTTTTTGGAAAGCTTCAATATTTTCCTGTATCCATGCAATAGCAGTATCCAGAGCCTTCTCTGTTTTTTCCAATAACCTGGTAGCCTGGGTAATAGATTTAGCAGTCTCATCTATAAGAATACCTAGGTCAAGAGCTTGTTCATTTAATTCCTCCTGAAAATCAGCAGAGTCAGTAGGTAGCTCATCAATATTTTGAGCAAGGTCATAGAAATACTCCAAATTAAACTCTAACTCTTCCTTCTCACCTTCTAAAGCTTCAATTTCTTGAGTAAGAGTATCTCTTAATCTTACTAATTTCTTAGCAGCATTTAAAGCCCTTTGAGTGAAAGCATTGAAATTATTTCTCTTAGTTAACTCTCCAGCTTTTATTTTGCCTTCAAGTTTATCTAACTCAATTACAGTATTATCTAATTGCCTATACTTTTCTTCTAAGGATTTCTTTACCTTTTCAATTCTGTCACCTGTTTCATCTACAATAGACTCAATGATTTGAAGTCTTGCAGCTCTTTTCTCCTGTATCCTATCATCTTTCTCCTTAGCAAAATCCTGTAAAGTTTTTTCTTCAGCAACAGTAAGTGTTCCTACTTTAGTAATAAGGGCTTGTTTGTAACCATTTTTAGGAACAAACTGATCACCAGTAACCTCTATGGTTTTTGTTTTATTACCATCTACATAAACAAACTCCAGTATCCTGTCTTTAGGGGAATATCTTAATCTACCTTTTCTTTTTTTACCTTTACCAAAATTAAATTCAAATATATTATTAATATTATCGAAATAATATTTTGCTTTTTTATTGTTAAGTGTATCAGATACCTTACCTGGCTTATACTTTATAAACTCTTCTTTAGATACATTTCTTATACCATCCTTATCTTTTACTTGTATAGTACCATCTGGATTTTCTCCAAGTACAGTAAATTTAGGAAATAAATATACATCTCTTCCCTTAGCATCTTTCTTAACATAGTCACCTAGATAGTACTCTGTACCTATCTCAATATCTTCTTCACCATCTTTAGTGGTTATCTTAATAGTTTTGGGTTTAACTATTCCATTCTCATCCACAATAGTAGTATCGGATGGCGTAAGTATTTTTTCATCAGGTTCATCATATTTCTCAGGTGATGTAGCTATATCATTATATTCTTTTAAAAATGACTGCCTCTTATTAGTCATTATATAAATATCATTCAAATCCCTTTTTAGATCAGAAATCTCATCTACAGTGCCATTTATATTATTGACAAAAGTTTCAATATCCTTTTTTGATATTTCAAAAGCTTCTTTGTCATTTTTAACAATACTGTCAATCATAGACTGTACAGGAATACCTTTCGACAAGGGTATTTGAGAAAGCTCAGATATTCTGGTATCATAGTCTGCTATTTTAGAAACAGCATAAGCCATTTTATCTATAACACTTTCACTATATAGCTTCTTTTTAGAACCATCAGGTAATTCTAAATACTGACCCCCATATTTTAAATATAAAGCTTCATAAGTTGTCTTAGCTAAATCTGCATGTTTTTCAAAGTTACTAAGGCGTTTCCCAAAAGATAGAACAGTGTCATTTTCATTAGCATATCCTTCTTTTTTTAATCTATCAAGCCCTTCTTTAGTAGCTCCTTGATTTCTTAACCCGGCTATATCTTCTTTTACAAGGTCATATCTACCATGCTTTATTCTAACAGCAAGATAATTATTCATTAAATCTGCTTCATTATCTTTAGTAGATAAAATATCCCCTTGTCTTATAAAACTTTCTCCTTCATACATTAAATTAACCCCTCTAGCAGCAGCATCTTTCATATCTGAAAACCACTTTAAACTAGATGTATTATTAATTTCCTGTACTTGTTTATCAGTTGCTGCACCCTGTAATCCGCCTTCTCCTAAAAATCCTCTTTGTTTTATATTACCCCTGATTTGCTGCATTCCTCCAGATAAACCACCCAGAAGTATACTTTCCATACCCTCTTTAGTCTGTACTTTTTTAACCCCCTCCACTAAAGAATCTATAAAAGATGCACCTTCCCCACCATATCTCTTATTATAATAATCCTTTGTACCTTCCTGAAAAACAAATTGAGCACCTTCTTCAAAGGCTTCACTACCAGAAAAGAATAATCCACCGCCTTTATAAATATTTTTAGCTACTTTTTCTAATCCTTTAGGTGCAACCCTTTCTAGAGTACCATCTAATAGTCTTCTAGTAGCACCTACCTCTCCCATAGCCGCAGCTTCTGTATTAGCAAGTGCTTTGGAAGTAGAATATCTACTACCTAATATCTTTGGTAATTGAATATAGTTAGTAGCAGATAATAATCCCAAATTCATAATAAATCTAGCATTTCCTAATGAAGTACTTTCTTCATTAATCTTAGCCATCTCATCAGCATTTGGCATCCGAAAATTCTTAGCTCTAAACTCTTCTACTTTACTTTCTCTAAATTCGTTTAGACCTTGTAAAGCCTCTATTCCACCTTCTGTAGCAGCCCCAAAAAAAGAAGTTACTGCCCTATCTACCTGTGTAGCAGATAATTTAGGGAGAGCTTTTGTCAAAGTTTCTACAAATTTAGTTACTCTTGCAGCAACTGGGGTTTGTGGCAGTACTTGTTCCAAAGTTTCTGTTAAAGCTGCTAATTGTCTGGCATCAGATAGTAATCCAACACCTTTCATAGCTGTAGATAAAGCCTTGGATACTACTCCACCTGAGTATATAGCACCTATTGAAAAGCCTATATTCTTTATTACTTTATCCCATAAAAAATTAGCAGTAAAAAAATTATCTGGAGAATACCAAGCTGCATTTGTTTCTTGTGCTGTATAATAATTAGGTAAAACATTTTCAGCTTCCTTATTAATTTTCTCTAAATAATTAGAAAAATCATTATTGTAGAAACTGTTTAAACCATTTCCACCAACTACATTTGCCAAGCCATTTACTAAACCTACTGTGCCCTGAAGAAAAGTTGTACCAGCTAATGTCAAACCTTTTAAAACACCATTAGCTGCTTTGTCCCAGTTACTTTGCATCTGACCATATAAATCCTCATTATCCCACCCAACTAATTGTTTATCATATCTACCTGTTTGGTCTACAAGCTTTGGAGATATTAATTGTGGTTTAAAAGGATTTTGAAAAGAATTCAATATTAAATTTCCCTGATTTTGCAGGGAACTATTTATCTGATCTAAAGACATATCAGCAATAGGCACAGAGGGACCAGGACCAAAGGAAGGAAGACTTCCCATTTTCCCAAAATTAGACTCATTTAATTTATTCTCGAACTCTGTATTAGGCATTATCTTCCTGATTTAATTTTTTGTGCAATATTTAACTCTACCCAATTCTTATCCTGTAACTTATTAACAGCAGCCATAATAGCCTCTTCTGACATGTCTTGGTTTAAACCATTATGTTCCCCAATAATCTCACCATCAATAATCATATCTGTTTTAGTAGCTGTTCTATCTTGTTTTGCTACCCACCATCTTAATTTATGAGCACCTTCTCCATTAGATATAACATTATATTTTACAATATATGGAGATCCTGGTCCCTGATATGCTTGGTAAGCATCTGTAAAACTATTACCAGTATACATACCTCTGTTCAAATTTAGCTTAGTTTGGAACTTTTGTCTAAAGGCTGAATATTGATTTTCTTCTGGGAACATCCTTAGATATTCTGAACCAGGTATTTTAATAGTTGCTTTCTCCTCTCCATTTTGTACTGAAAGGAATCCTTCTTGTGTAGTAGGATTTAAGTATCTGCTATAAATATTTTGTTTAAGCACATCGGGTTTACCAAAAAGAAGAGACTCGAACTTTTTATAATCCCCTTTATCAGAACCAGGATTTAGGTCAGTTACTTGTGTAACTGCTGATGCATAATTAGTTCTTGTAATATCATTTAAATTAGATGGAACAGTAACTGTATATCCAACAGGGGACTTTTGCCTTTCCATATAGGCATTCTCTTTTTCTTTTACCACATTTAATAATGTGGGATTTTTAGCAAGTACTTTAGAAGCTTTATCAAAAGCTTCTTTTAAAGCTTGTGGAACTGCCTGTACATATTCTCCATATCCAACATTATTAGTTCCGATATTCATACCAACTTCCCAATCATTACCATATTTTTGTTTCAACCCAAGTTCAGTTGATTGCCAACCACTTAACTTATTTTTTACTATATAAGCTTTTGTAAAATCGGAAGCAGCTTCTTTAGACACTTTAACTTCTTGGCTTATGGTATTTACTAAAGCATCCATTTGTGGAGCAAAAGCTGTTTCTACATCGTTAACTATCTTTTTAGATAACTCTAAGTTAGCATAGTTATCTTGTGATTTTGTATATAAATCATATAATTTCTTATCATTCTGTATAAGAGTACCAACACCATTAGATGAAGCTGCTTCATCAAAAAATTTCTTAGCTACAGCATTTGCATCATTTTCTGTTTTATAATCCTTTCCTGTACCAACATTTGGAACCCATGTACCAGTAGCATCATCTTTATAATAAGGTACTGGAACTCCCTGTTTAACAGCAAGGTTATATGCCAACTCTCTCATACTTTGAGTATATACATATTGATTTTTACTAATATCCTCTCTTGCTGTATTTTCATTTTTTATTACTTCAGTAGGATTTAAGGCTGTAGGACTTTTTACACCTTCAGCTTCTTCCTTAGCCTTCTTTGCCTCCCTTGCTTCTTTAGTAGCTGCTAAATTGTAATTAGCTACATCCATTTCTTTATCCCAAGCAAATTTATCCGTTGCAAGTTTATGCTGCATAGACCACTGCTGCATCTGAATATTCCATTTACTCATTTCAAAAGAGGTCTCCCATAAAGGATTTTTCTCCATTACTTTTGAAGTGTATGCACCTATTAAACTTGATAGAGTTTGTTGAGAAACTATATTAGCTTTTACAGCATCTGGATTAATTGTTAATCCTTCTTTGTAAGTAGATAGAGACTCTATCTGCCCTTTGTTTAATTCTTTTAAACTTTGTATACTTGCTTGGGCATCTTTGTCTCCAACAGCAGCTTTAGCAGATAAGCTTAATATAAGCTCTTCATTTTTCTTTATTATCTGGTTAGCCCTTTCCTCTATTCCCTGATATATTTCAGAGGGCTTTTTTCCTCTGAACATAAATTTACCATCTATTTGTAATTGTTGTTGAACATTGGCATCACCTTTCACCAGATTCCAAACAGCTTGTACTTGTTCAGCAGTCTTTCCTTTAAATATAACTGGGTTAATTTCCCTTTCTCCTTTAGAGTTAATCCTTGTCATATCTTCATCTGGATTCTCTGTTGGGTTTGTCTCTTTCCAATATTTTAAAAATATGTCAATTTTATCTGTATAAGGAGTAAAGCTATCTTTAAAAGAAGTGGAAACATTCTTGTCACTTAACCATTCATTTGCTGAATCAGTAAATACTGTCTCATTAGCTATATTTGATTTACCAGCTTTTCTGGCTGCTTCTATATCAGCTATACCTTTCCTGTAATTACCAGTTGATATTACAGCATTTTGTACTATAGGGTCTTTATAAATATGTACAGCAGCTCCACCAATCTGGTTGGTTATTCTACTATCAGAGAAATCCCCAGACAGATTCTTGGCAATACCCTGCTTAACCTCATTGAGTTTAGTAGATACATATTGTTTATGCTCTTCCTTAGCTATATCCAACCCAGCTATAGTATCCACATAGGCTTGTACCTTAGCAATTCCTTGCTTAAAGTCTTGTTCCTTCTGCATACCTACAGCTACCATTGCTTGAACAGGGGTAGTCTCGATGTAAGGATTGAACTGAATTGGTTGATCGGTAAAATTCGACATTAGTAATAATTGACAAAGATAGAAAGGAAATATGACATTTCCAAATTTTTCTACCTAATTAGTGAAAAAAGTGTAACTTTTATAGTTTAATTTGAACCTTTATATTTTTTAATAATACTTCCATTGAATTTCAAATCACCAAGTTGCTTCTGCAATTCCAGGTATTTTTTATCCCTTACATAAGTGGGTTCAATAGTTTCTTTCTTTGATTTTTCAACACCATTCTCATAAGTAGTTTGAGTCTTCTTATCAGTAGCAGCGAAAGGATTAGTACCTATTTGAGTAGGAAAAGTAACATATTGTTCACCACCTGGACCTTGTTTAACTACTTGATAGTTATTATCAAAGTCATAGTGAGGGAACAGGTTCTTATATGTGTTTAACAAATTATTAGAGGCTTTCTTCTGCAATATCTTGGAAGATATAGAGTTAAGAGCATTTGTCCTATTCTGTTTAGTTATACTCTTAGCTTGGTTTTGTCTAACATACTGTTGATCAATTAGGGATATATTCTTTAGTTTTGCATCATTTAATAATGCCACATTCTTATTAGTTATATCATTAGATATAGCCTGATTAGTCCTGAACTCTTCAGCTAATACAGCATCATTAGCAGAATACTGTTGTCCAGCCATAGTAGCTAGAGCTTCTGGATTACCAGCCATAGTACTCTGTAAAGCATTGAATGTCTTAGAGTTCTGATTAATCCTGTCCTGGAAAGATACCTGATAAGGTGTATATAGGTCTGGATTATACCTTTGTCCTTCTACAAAATCTGGTCTATCAAATAATGCAGCAGTTTCTCCCATCACTTGAGAAAGTTCAAGTTTATCTTTTGTAGGATTTATCTTCCAAGGTTCTACTTTCTGCCATTGAAAAGGGTCCGAACCTTTAGCTGGTTGATTAGGTGTATTAGGTTTCTTACCATCCATAGCAGCTATTTCTTCAGGTGTTAAACCCTTTAGCTGTGGAGTAGGTAAACTAAAATCAGGAATACTATAAAAGTCAGTGTTAAAAGCCTTAGCCTTTGTTGGGAACTCCTTATTATCAGTTGCAGTTATATTTTTAACATACTCCCTTGTCTGAGTTCTCCATAAAGAAGGGTCTTTTGAAGGTCTTTTTTTAAAATCCTCTTCTTGAAAAGCTAACCATTCATCCCCTGTAATATTATCTTTTCCAAGTTTCTTTTTAGCGTGGTTAATAGTTCCTTCCCCACCGTTATAGGCAGCAAGAGCTAGTTTTATATCACCATTGTACTTATATAATAAATTTTCTAATTCAGTAGCACCAGCAGCTAAAACAGCTCTAACATCATTGACATCAGTAGATGTTAATTGTTTTTGAGATATTCCATACTTTTTAGCTACTTTAGGAGTAAGCATAACTATCCCTTTAGCATTTACACCAGTACGAGGATTTTTTCTTGATTCCCGAGTAGGGTCATAACCACTTTCTTGAGTTACCAGTCTATGAAATATTTCAGGATCATAATCTAAATTTTGTCTAGCAGCTTCCCTTACAAGTCCTTCATAAGGATTACTATATAAATCTGGAAGTTCTATAGGATCATGAGCTGGGGCAGCAGTCACACCACTTTGAGCTTTGATTATCTTACCATGTTTGGCAAAAGCTTGTTCTCCTTCTATTTCAAGTTGTGCCTCCTGTAATTCAGCAAGGTGAGCTTTAGAATCGGCTATTTGCTTTAGCTTAGTGGCAGCTCCTTCCATCATAGCTCTACCAGAATTGAAAGCTAATCTTTCAAACTTATCTGTAGGGTCTTTTTCATTAACTAACTTAGTACCTTTATCCAGATACTTGGTTAATTTTTGTTCTTTTTTCATTATTTCTTTAGCGTCTTTCTTATAAGTTCTTCCAGTTACTGGATTTATCAGGTCTCCAAAAACAACACCTTTACCTTCTATTTTAGCAAAAGGTTCTCCACCCTCAGCTTCAAATGGTTGACCATTAAAAGAAGAAGTAATTCCACCCTTTTCATGAGAGTCCCCAGTAAATAAGTGTGTACCACCATCAAACATATTCTCAGATACTTTAGGAGCATTACCTCCTTCATAGGTCATAAGCCCTTGTCCTTGATGAGAAGCTTTAATAGATTTTCCTTTCTTTGCAATAGCTTGTGAACCAGTACCATAAGCATATGGATTATAAGCTAAGGTATTATCTATCTTTCTTCTTTCTCCTTCTGGACCCATTAACATCTGAGCCATTCCTATACCAGAGGTTATAGCCTCTCCAACACCAAATGAAGGGTGGTTATTTTTACTCTGTTGATGGTCAACAGTTGCTTTTCCATTTGTTTTTTGAAACTTAGTTTTAACACTGGATGTAGGAATCGGTGTACCAAAACCCTGGTCTACAAATTGTGGTTGTTGATTTGGATCATAATTTGGATTAGCTTGAACAGGTTGAGCATCTGGATTTACTGGTATAGTATTATCATACTGATCTCCCCATAACATTTCATCCTTTTGCTCTTGAGTAATTAACCCCTTTTTCTTTCCAGTAAAGAACCCTCCCTGTGCTTTAGGTATTTTACCCTTCATGGACTTACCATGTTTAGCTACGGGTGCAATAGGCATCTCATTTATACTATGATGCATAAACTCTGGTCTATACACATTACTATCAGGAGTGTTGTTGTTAAAATAGTCTATATTACCTTTAATACTCTCCAGTAGGGTTGGAGAATCATTACCTTGTAAACCACTATATCTACCTTCTACAGTGTGTATAGCTTTTTTCTTAAGGTCTATAGATGTCCCCTTCTGGGCTTTAATTCTTTTTTCTTTAACAGTTCCTTTCATAATAGTAGTATCTTGTGGTCCAGTAAGTATTTTTTGTTTACCAGTAGCATCTTTCAGTAATACAGGTTGTCCATTATCTAAACCACGAAATATATTATTACCCTGCATAGGAAATTCCATTTCCGTATACATAGGGTTGTTTAATCCCACAAACTGCTGTTCAGGAGTAACTGCTAAACCTTTTTTGGCTTTTGGGAAAGCCTTGAAGAAAGATGCTTCATCAGGATACTTCTCATAAAATTCTTTCTCTGTTTTTACCCCTGCTAATTTTAGAAATTTGTGTTTCATATTTAATATTTATTAAGCCAATTATTTTTTATTGTACCACCTTGTTCTTTAGGAGAAATTAATGTTTTTTCTTTAAACCCTGGAAAAATTTTTAATAAATTATCCCTTATATTTTTAGTATTAACATCTTCTGGCTCGGCTTTTCTTATAGCATCCATTAACTGCCTAGTAAATTCATTATTTGCTAATACAGCCGGTGACATAGCTGTCCCCACTAATTTACTAATTAAGGATTTTTTAGGTTTTAATACTTCAGAATAATCAATATCAGTATTATATGAAGGATATGAATTCTCAACATTATCTATAGAAGACACACTCTTTGATTTATTTATAATACCTTGCTCAATGTTCTTTAAAGAATTAGGAATGTTTATTCCTGTATTAGATGTAGTGCCAGATACATTGCTGATAGTGCTATTGGGTTGTCCTGTATTAAATACACCGTTAGAATTACCTGTTGATGTATTTGTGAGTCCACTCTTTATATTTTTTGGTATTCTTCCACTTGATGTTGGTGTAATTGTTTTAAAAGCTTCTGCTCCTGTGTATGGTTCTCCAACTACACTATTATACATTCTTTTATTATCAATTTGAGATATTTTAATAAATTTAGCACGTTGTTCTGGTGGTAAATTATCTATCATATTATCTATGATATTCATTCTTTTTCTTTGAGCTTCACTCCATATTTGATTATCACCTAATGGAACAATACTTTTAGTTGATCTATCTACTGATGATAATAAATTTTCTGATTCTCCAACTATTTTTCTAGCTCCACTTTCTGGAAATTTTGGATCTATAATATGAAGATTATAAAAATCACCCAATTTTTTTGCTTTATTACCATGAATTTTCCTAAGGATAGTTAAACTACTTTGTAATAATTCGTCCATGGATATTCCATTATCTTTAGCTAATTTAGATAGCTCATTAAAATATTCTGTATTATCTGCACCTGGTTTCCAATTAAACTTGCTTGAAGTTTTAGTATACAAATCAAAAATTTCTTTCTCTCTTGGAGTCATAAAGTTTCTTGCACCTAATAATTCTTGTTTACTAAATTGTCCTTTTGCAATAGCTTTTTGTATACCTAATTCTTGTGAAGATGGATAACTACGTGTTGTTTTTGGTAAAGGTTGGATATCACCAAAACCTTCTCCTAACTGATATAATTTTTTATCCCCTTGTTGTGTATATACACCTAATTCATCAATACCTGTTGATGATAAAGATTTTGCACCTTTTACAGCACCTTTCATAATATTTTTATACGTTCCATATAATTCTCCAGCTCCTGTTACATAACTTGCAGCTTCTAAAGCATTAGCAGCATGATCCATAAATTTATCATTAGCTTTAGCTCTTGAACCATAATCTGGTGTACCTGCTACACTTCTATTATATTGTTTTGGGACTAAGTCTCCTTGTTCATTTACTTTTGAATAAGGATTGCTAGCTGCATAGTTTCTATTCTTTATAATAGTTGCTGCTCTTTCAGCTGCTGTTGGAACTCTTCCTTGATTTAAATATGCTGCTTCAGCTTGTATTCTTTCTAATTGTTGTTGAGCTAATGTTTTTTGTTTGTTTATTGGTAGAGCTGTTGTACTGGCAACATTAGTTAAAGATTTAATAGGTTTTATTCCTGTTATTGCTTCAAAACTTCCACCACTTTGAGCAATAGGAAGTTGTTGATTATTATCTGTTTTTGATACACTATTTAATAAATCAACTATTTCAGCATCTGTATAAATCATTCTTAAATCACTTAAAGAATCGATATTTATTTTATTTAATTGTTCAGGATTAATAAATTGCGTAAAAGGATTATAAATATTATTACGTTTAGAATGAGCTCTAATACTATTTAATCTAGCTCTTGTTTCAGATGGATCACCAACATATTTCATTTGTTTATTAACAGTATCTCTTGTTGTAGAATCCCATACATCATTTACAATTTGTTTTTGTTGTAATTCATTAATATTTTTATTTTTAAAATTATCTAAGATTGCTGGAGATGTATATATATCTTTAGCAGCATAGGAATTAATTTTATTTTGATCTATTGAAGGAATAAGTGTACCATTATAATCTGAAGCATGTGATAATTCATGAATTGCTGTATCAATATCTTTTTCTCCTGGTACTAATATACCAGATGAATTATACTTACTATCAACTCTTGCTGTAGTAATAACAGGAAACTTATTAGAACCTATTACTGACAACCCTGAAACTTTTTCACCAGGCACTAGTGTTGAATTTTCACTTCTCTTAACAGTTGTATTCTTTAAAGCTATTTTTCTTGCAGCATCATAAACAGAACTATTCATACCTGCACTTTTTTCTAACATTTCTTTATACTTTGGAGAATCTATCCATTGTGCATTAAAATTTTCAGCAGTAGTAATTCCTGATTGAGCTTTTGGTAAAATCCCACCTCTATTTTTTCCATTCCATAGTCTAATAGCATCATCAACTAATTCTAGTTCTCTTGAGGGGTTTTGTTTACCATGTCTTAAAATTGGTTCTATATTTGTTTTAAAGTATTTCTCTGCTTGAAGTCCATAATTATGTAATTTCAAACTATCATCATAAGCCATTTTTAGTGGATCTTTAGGATCAGTTACATATATTGGTGTACGTCCACCTTTTTGAGCAGTTGGTAGTAAATTCTTTGAATCATTTTTTACAAAATTATTCAACATCCATTGAATAGTTTTATCATCATAATAACGATATAACGGATTATTAGAATTTTCTTTTTTTATTTGCTTCATTAGTGTAGCATCACTAGAATAATTATTTAAAGAAGTAACAGTTTTTATCCTAGTAATATCTTCAAAGCTTTTTCCACCCTGAGCTTTTATAGTGCCTCCTTCTTGATATTTTTTTAACCATCCCATTAGCTTCCTAATTCATTGTCAAGTAATCTAAGTGCAATTTTATCTTCACCAAAAGCTTCAAGCTTATCAAGTAAAGTTTGTAACTTACCAATTTCTTCTTGTTGCTCTTGCAGGAATTTATTAGCTAACTGATACAGGAGATTATCACCTGTCTTTAAAGCATTATTAGCTAGATCATTACATTGTTTTGTAACCAATATTTCATGCTCAAAGGACATCTTTATTATCTCACACAATCCAGGGAATTCTTGTTGTGGCTTTGGTAAAGCAGGTAATGTAGGTTGTACACCCATATCCAATAGATATTCTTTAGCCCAATTAGCGTGAGTCATTTCATCTTCTGAATCCTTTTTCCAAGCTTTAGCTGCACCCATAAACCCATGATCATTTAACCATAAAGACATGGCTTGGTATAATCTGGAAGATTGTTCTTCTTGTTCTATCCTATAATTCAGTATCTTAATTACAGATTCAGAAGCAAATGGGTTTTTTGGCTGGGTTGTTTTGAATAATTCCATAGTATTTTATTTATAAGATTTTTGTGTTTGGGTAACAAAAAAGGAACTCACAAATTTAAGATTATCATATTTGTCGTTAATCAGTCTAATCTTTAAATCTTTAGACCTAATAGGAGCTTTGTTAAAAGATCTCTTATTATAAGACATATTACTCTGATTAAGCTCTTTGAATATAGAAACAGACTCACAAGAAGGTAACCAAATAGGTTGTTTATTATTCTTCACCAAGTCCCAGAATGTATTAAACTGATAAAAACTACCTGATTTTGTATATAGAATAGTCTTGGATTCAGGGTTATACTTGGGATACTCTTTCTGTGTAAACAAGTTATTCTTTGGTTTCTTATCTAACTCTAGTATACCAGAACATTGTTGATTGGAATAAACTATACATTTGTTAAAATAAAAATCATCCGTCTCAACGAAGGACTGCCAATTATCGTACTGTAGTATTTTTGAATAGTCCTGTACATTTTGTAATATCTCATCTAAGTATTTATATGAATAAGGATACTCTATAATATATGGAGCAATTTCTCCATAGAAGTTATTATAAAGAGTTAATGCTGTATCATGTTTCCAGATACCATTTTGTTTACCTGAGTAGAAAAAATTGTTATTTCCCACATAGTAGTTAGGTAAATAAGAATGGTATGAAGTCCATGAATTAGTAGTGAATGAATAAGATATAGTAAAGGATGTATTACAGAAATACTTAGAATCGGTTAATTCTACTACTGTACCACCATCCTTAAACACTTCTCCATCATAAGTAATAGTGCTGAGTAATGGTTTATAGTCTAATTTAGTTATTATAAACCTGTCATATTTAGGGTCATAAACTCCATGTAATCCAGCACCATTGAAATGGTTATCAATAGAATACTCTGGGAAAGCTTTCTTTATTGTAAATGGAAGATACTCTGTAAAGAATTTACTAGCACCTTCAGCACTTAGTTCTTTACTTTGTTGTCCTTTAATTAAGAATATCTGACCTCTTAAAGCATCTATAGTAATATCTCCATGCTCTGTTTTTAACAGGAACTTGTTCTGTGTACCTATATAACCTAAATCTGTATCTGCATAATCCCAAGGTGGTACAGTAGTTGTAAATAGACTCTTACCAAGATATACATCTGCTACACTTGTAGGAGCTGTTAATAATGTGTTATATAACTGTGTTTTATTTTCAAATCTTACCAGTACTTGGGTATTCTCAATACCATCAACAGATACTAGTAATCCATAGTTCTTAGGAAAATCTATCCTGCTAATAGGTTTATATACTAACCAGTTATTCTTTGTTTCCTCAAGAGAAGACTTTTCTGACCAAATTGCTCTATTCTGAAATTCAGAATTACATAGTTTGTTAGGGTCATAATCTTCTCTGAGGTGTGCAAAATAATTTTCTTTATTCTGTTTAGAATACGTCTTATTATAAGTGTACATATTATCCTGGATAATGGGAACAGATACTTCTTGTAACCAATCATCAGGTATATCTCCTCCTACATTAGGGTAGAAATTACCTTCTCTGGTATTAGTAGCTTGCCTATAATCCACATTAACCTCTGATTCACAAAAGAAATAAGGAATGCCATAAGCAAATAAATAGAATAGACCTTGTTCAAATAACCTGGATGAAACAGCTCTGTCAAGATTAAGATTCTTTACACCTATCTTATCTCCTATTTCTTCAAATAATTTAGCAACTAAAGCCATAGCTTTTTGAGAACCTCTAGCACCACCACCAACTATATTAGCTATAATATCAAAAAATGAAGGAGCAAGAAATTCCTGTCTAACATCTTCAATCTCAGCATCTAAATCAACATCATAACTCTGGGCTTTGGTAGACATCCAGAACATAGGGTAATTTAAGTTTCCTATATCCTCATATGCTATATCAGTAGCATTAGGATTCCCAACTGTATTATCCCTAAAGAATGGAAGCTTTGATTTATAAGCAAACCTGTTTATAAACACATCTCCACCGAATATAGTAGGATATTCTGATACAAAGTTACCCAGTGAATCCCTAAGACTCTGGTAATATCCTGTATCAATGGTTTCATAAGAGTACATATATCCCCATTGATTAGGTAAGTCTCTTTTTATAGAACCATAATAAGAACTTATGTCAGCTAGTCTATTTGTTTCTGGGGATAGAAAATCACCATTTAGAGATGCTATATTGTATCTAGAAGTATCTGTAGGGATACTATTAGAATATTCATGTGGAAATTGAAAATCTCCACCAGTTGCTATATATACAGAACTTTCTCTACGGAAATTATTTATAACCTTTCCATTTTCAACAGAGTTTAGTCCGTCTATAATATATTTATTAAAGTTTATTCCCCTTTGTTTAAACCCATCATTAGGTATTCCAAATGACCTGTTATAGTTTCCAACAGAGTTAAAAGTATAACCAAAGTTTGTAAATGGTGCTAACCTTTCAAATAGTTCTACAGCAGCTACATAAGTAGGAACTACATTAGCCATTGTATACTCAGGCCACCCCATCATACCAGCTCCAATAACTACACCACCAGAAATACCTAGTCCAGCAGCAGCCTGAATAGCTCTTGGTGTAAGAAATTTATATTCTGCATTATCAGTTACTTTAACAAAATGCCCAACAGATTGTCCATACTCAATAGTTTCCATCTTAAGAAACTGTCCTGTATTACCTAAAGAAGGTTGATAAAAATGAGTATCAGGAGAATGGAAAGTAAAATGACTTTTAGAATCCAGATTGTCAAATCCTTTTAAAGCATCATTAGTTATAAATCCAGCATGACTATCCAATTTTGTATTTACGAAATAAGGATCTTCCCTTAAATCATTAAATGGATAATTAGGATAAAAATAATTCTTATCATCATATCTTGTAACACCTACATTGTGTATAAGTCCTTTAGCTATGATACTCTTATTATTTACCCTGTTTCCTCTTGTTATCTTAAATCCTGCTATTTGTGAAATTTCTTCAGCAGTAAGTGTTTCCTTAAGAGCCTGTATAAAAGATATAGGATTTATCTTAACCCCTAATGGAAATATAGAATGTTCAAAGGAAGGGTCATTTAAGTCATTATTATCATGTATAGGACTAACCAATACATCAGGCATTTTATGATGTCTGATTCTTTGATTGGCTAATGTTCCCCATATCTCTGTATTATTAGGATACCTTTCTTCACTTTCCCAGTAAGCCATTTCTCCATATTGATATGGTCCGATATAACAATCTCCAGGAGTAGTAGGATATGGTGTAGCAGTTACACTACCTGTATTATAAACTTGCCAATAGAATTTTGGCTTAGGAGGGTTACAGGGATCAACAGTGGAAAACCCATTATCTGGATTATCTGGCTGAACAATCTGTACATCCTGCATATTAGCTTGTCTACCAGGGATATGGTAAGACCTGGATTGTTTACCATTCTTGAATATAAAACAACCTTCATAAGGATATACTTCATCCCTCATATACCCCTTAAACTTCTCTACATTAATACCATTATTATAACCCTGAAATTGATTATAAGGTATTTTATATGATTCCCAAAGTAAACTTACTTTACTCCAGAATGGTTGATAATTCTTTTCTTCAGTCTCTTTAAGTATATCCCAACCAAGTACATTATCCACCACAAATAAATCTTCTGCCACATCATAATATGGGTACTTCTGAAATACATCTTCTATATTAAGAGCCTTATCTGTTTTATTAACACCAGTGTATGTATATGTATAAGTAGGATTCGCAGTGGGGAAAGTACCTACTTGTTCTACAGATACTATATTATTAATTGTTTTTATTACTATTAGATTGAAATACTCATATAGTCCACTCTGATCCAGGTTTGTTATCTCAAATGTAATTGCTTTAGCAGTCGGAAGGTTAAAATCTGGTGATTCTTTCTGTTCAAAAATACCAATAGGATTTGTAGCATTATACATCCCTGTAAGACCTTCTCCTAAAGAATTTGCATATTGTACAACCCCCTGATAAACACCAGTTAATAAGTTTCCACCAATGGTAACTTCGGTTCCCTTTATTTCAGGTATACTAAAATCAGGTTGAACCCTTAACTTATTACAATCCAGTTCCCCTACTTTCTTTATTCTTTTGAAGGAATTATTTGGATCAATTTCCTCAACCCAGGGTAAATCATCCAAATCAATATACATCCTGTGACCCGGTTGACCATCAGTAAAGTAAACCTGTGTAGAACAATTGGTTGTTTTTACAACCATTTTGTGAATGGGAAAATTGATATTAAACCCAAATTTACAACCATTTCCTACATCAGATATAAGGGTTTTATATTCACAAGTATCATTAGTCCCAAGCCCTACTTCACTATCTCCAGTTTCTGGATTTGTAAGTATAAAAAATATCTTACCTAATTGAGAGATATTTTTAGCTCCTATAACTTTATATCCTACAGGAAAATCAAAACAAAAAAGATTGCCTTGTTCATTCTGAATAGTTAATATGTTACCATCCCATCCCTCTACTACGGCATTCAGTGCATAAGGATATTGCCCTGGCTTTAACTGTGAAGTTATAGAGTCAGGATTTAAACCAAAATAAAGTTGTTTAGGATTCAGTGAAATTTCTTCAGCCATATTATCTTATCTCATATTTTTGAAAACGGTTCATATCCTTTATTATCTTCCTGTTTATATCATATACAGTTTCTTTTTTCTTCTCTATATCTGCGATAATATAAGCTTCATCAGCCATTCTTGTATACCTATCTAACTGATTAAGATAATATTTTGTTAATCCTTCATCAGTATTATTATTCACAACCTGTTCCCAAACCTTCATTTTTAAGAAGGCTTCAATGAATTCTTTTAATCTGTAATTATCAGGAATCATTTCATACCCATTACAATCAAAGCTTTTTGAATAATACACTAAGTATACTTTTCCTTCTCTAAAGGTTACAGTAAATTTATTATCATGTATATCAAAAGAATCTGGACCATTAGAATGGAAATTTGCACAGTCTTCAGCACACTCACCTTTACTCCATATAGTACCAGGTTTTAGCAGGTATTGCTTCTTATAGTGTGCAAAGGCTGTATGAGTAGTTTTATATACCGCTTTAATAATATCAGGCATACCACACTCATTACATTTATCACAATATACATCTGGGGTATCTAATCTTGTAGAAGTGGATTCAACTTGTTGATAATCAGCCCCAGGTAATACATAAGCAGATGATACATCAGTGCATAACCAAGCTTCTCTTACAGCATAAAAATCATCAGGGAGTCTTCCTTGAAAATCACTCATTGTAAGAATAGCTGAATTTATTCTATATGAACCTCTTCCTAACCTATCTAAACATTTAGACAGATAAATGGGAAACATAGTGTCATCAATAGCCCCTGTATCAAAAAATGATTTAAACTCTTCTTTAACAATAGCTATTAATCTTTCTGGGCTTTCAAAGGTATATTTGTAGTAATTCATATTAACTCCACTCTTGGTATTTATAATGTTGTTCTGGTTGAGAAAGATAATGATTTAATAATCTAGAAGTAACCCTGGATGGTTTAAAACACCATAAAGCAGAGTATTGAAATCTAGCATTTTTCTTATCCCACTGCCATTTAAATTTAAATCCCTCGGTATTAAAATTCATATGGTAAATTAATTTACCATGCTCTTTAGTTTTAGCCCAGTTAACTGGTAAGCCTATTATTTTTGTACCATCAGGAAGTTCTTTTTCTTTTTTGGGTTTATATTTTGTTATTGTAAAGTCTCCAAAACCATATGGAAACTTGATTTTTCTCCCTGTTTCCAGTATATAATCCCTGAAGGCATAATTGAAATTATAGACTATATTACACCAGGTATTATAGTCTATTTTTAATTCTGGATGTTTCTGTTTAAACCTTTTAAAAACATCCTTCTCTGTAGTTCTATATTCTACGGCTACTCTCATTTACTTGTATCATCTTTATTATCTGAAGTCTTATCAACTGCTAAATTGAAATAAGTCTTCATTAATGTGGAATAAACTATGTTTTTTATATCTGTAATTCTATCTGCTGGAGCATAGAATGGCTGATCCAAAGGATTAGCACATAAATCACTTATATGTGGCTTAACCATGCAATCACAATCCTTTCCTGGAAATAGTAAGTCATTACTAACTATCTCAGCAGGATATAGGAATACATTAGCAGCTTTTGTATCTGGATTAGATATATAAAGGTGATCATTTAAGATCCAGTAATATACGTCATTAACATTTAGTTTAAGTTTTAAGATATTTGCATACCTGTTTGGGTTAACTTCTTTTAATTTCTTAGTCATATCCAGACCATATACACCTTGTATAGCTAACCCCCAAGTTCCTTCTCCAATCTTTGGAAGTTTCTTTTTGGATTTAGCAACCATAGTCTCTGAGATATATTCACAACATTCAGAGATAGGGACTTTCTCCATTTCAAGGCATGGAAAAAAGGCAAACACGTTAGGTGATTGCCATAATTTCCTTTTATCTTGACTTTGTTTTATTAATAAATTACAAGCATCCTTAGCCTCTCTAAGGATTGCCCTATCTGTAATAAAATTATCACTACTAAGTAGCTTACTCATACTCCTGATTTGGCTGACAACATCTCTATTGGTATAACTCATGGTTTATAATATTCTAAATATGATATTGGTAATATATCTTTATAAGATTTTTCATATATCTCTTTTGCTATAGTATATCTATTATCTTTACTAAAATCTATTCCATACAATATACTATATTCAAAGTTTTTATCGGCTATATCTTTAATAAAGGTAAAAGCTGTTTGCATTTCTAAAGACATCCAAACTGCGTTATATTCTTGCTTCAAATTCGCCTATTTTACCCTTTGTAGGGTGGTAAACAAATAGTAATCCAGCTCTTACACCATGTACAAAATTATTATCCTGATGCCATCTATCTGTACCAGATAGTGAGGGTACTTGACAAATTCTAACTCCTTTATACTCTTTAGCCATATACACATGTTTGTCTCCCGTGTGAACCTCCCTATAAACCGCATTACCAAAATCTACAGAGTCTTTACCAGTCGCAAAGAGTAATGGTAAATCATCCAATTTGCAGTTTCCATGATGATACCCTATAAATGTACAACCAAGTACTACTGATTTAGTAGTAGAATGTTCCCTTTGGAAAGTTATATAAGGATCATTACTGTAGAACACATCTAAAGCATGTGCAAGATAAAAAGATTTAGTTCTGTCATGGTTACCTTGAACAAGTACAACTTCTACTTCTTTACATAGAGTTCTTAGGAATCCTATAGTATGTACTAGTAAATCAAACCCTTCTTCATATTCTGTGTGGTATTCTACAAGTACATCTTGTGGTGTACCAGCAGTTGTGGAATTTTGTATATTATCTGTATGAAAGAAATCATTAGATATAGGGAATACTATCTTTCTAACATTATAGTTTGTAAGATTACTTGTTAATTCTGTAACAATATCTACATAATGTCCCTTTTTATGTTCTAAAGTTTCTCCTTCTAAATTCTTCTTAGCCAGATGGAAATCTGCTATATTCAGTTCTATATCTACTTCTTGTCCATCATTATCCCCTACTCGATATTTGTATAATTCATTCTTTGGCTCATATGTCTCTAAAAACTTAGCAAAGTCTTTAGCTGAGTAATCTTCTGGTTTCTTTAAAGAGGCTAATACAGAGGATGTAAAATGACCATTTGGTTTTAATTTAGACCAGTAAGTTGAAATCTTATACTTACCTAGGTCTATCTTATGTAATTTAGCTAGTTCAACATCATCTTTTGGTTCAAATGTTGTCTCAACAGAGGACTCTAAAGTACCTTTTTCAACATTAACTTTTCTCACAAAATCCTCTATAACTTCTTGTTTATCAACCACTTTCTTAATCTGTTTCTTAAGTTTTTTAATCTCTTCCTCAGTAACTCCTAATTTTTCAGCATAATAAGAATTTGACTTTTTATGCTTTAATAACCCTTTTAACTCTTCTAACATATAAGTTTTTTAGATGAAAAATATTCACACAAAGGTAAAACTCTTTTTTGACATAACCAAATAAAAAGTATACTTTTTTTGTTTATTAACAAAATAATGTAACTATTATAGTTTAAAAACAAAAAACCTCCAATCCAATGGAGAGGAGGTTTTTGTCTAATTTGATTATTTAAGGTGCTAAAGTTGTAGTAGTTGTAGTAGAAGTAGTCATTTCTCCAGATATACAATCTCCACTTTCTGTAACATTTACACCCACAGGTGCTTCTACACTATCCTGTACAGCACATACATTGATTGTATCTCCTGCGGGTAGTATCACAGCAATAGTAGTTGAATTACCACATTGTAGCCAAGTAACTACTTGATCAGCCCCTGAGTCATTAAATATATCATATATAAATGTGGCACAAGTTGCCCCACAAGAACCTACTAAAGCACAGAATTGGGCAAGTAGTACTGGACTACCAGCTATATAACTCATAGCAGTAGATAGTAATGTTGTGAAATCAATAGCTAAATCTAAATCTACCTGTTCAGTAAAAGCGTTATAAGTAGGAGTTAAAGATATTCCTGATTCAGAATCTCCATTTAACTTCTCTATCAAAGAATCTGGATTAACATCACCTGGTCCAGCTATTAATAAATAGTCTTCAGTAGCATTTATAATAACTTGTCCAGGAGTTGTAGTATCATCCAGAGTTATATTAGTACCTGCTGTAAGCTTATCAATCAGAGTACCTGGGGATAAATCAGAGCCATTACTAGCCACTAACCTATCATTATTTACTAATGGTACAGCTAACTCTAATGTTAAACCCCCGCAAGTATCCATTGGATCTGTGGCTGTCAAAACAAAATCCGCAGAAACTGCTGTAATAAGGTCTTTTTTAATTACATTTATCTCTGTAACAATCACTTCTACAGCTTCTTGTAAATCAGTAGCTGATTCATCTAAGCAATCCCAGGTAATAAGGGTTGGGTCAAAAGGAAATGGTTCACAAACTTTGTCAGTTAGTAAACCTATCGTTTCAACTAGTGTATCTGCCACACCTCCTGCTAAACAGTTTAGACTGTTATTAAAAGTTGGTAATACAGCAGCAGCACTAGCTATTACTTTAACAGCACATATTTGTGTGATAAGCTCTTCAAAACCTTCTGCTATAGTTGTTGGAGGACTAACTACTGTAAAGCAGCTATTCCAAGTTACAGAAGAAATATCTATAGCATCGTCAATATCTCCAAATTTAGCACAATATTTTGTAAGGACAGTTACTAAATTATCTACATTAGTTACACCAGCACTTACACAAGTTATACCTGGATTTGTAATAGCATCCAGGGCATCTTGGACATCTGACTGGTAAGCAGGAAAAGTAACTGTTATAAAGGTATCTAAATCATCTGCTATTTCACAGGCATACCCTGTAATAGCATCTACAAATTCAGCCTCAGTTGTTATAGCTTGACCAAACCAAGTTGGTAAACAATTGAATTGATAAGTAGAATAATCACCTGTAGCAGAACATATCTGTTCATCTATTTTCTGTAAAGCAACTTCTAATGTATCTCCAGTTTCTATTCCAGAGCATGGAAGAGCTGGTCCTGTATAACATAGATATTTTACAGGTAAGCAGTTTTGTTGTTGACAATCCAGGCATTGGTTATTCACAAATGCTTGTATATCAAATGTTATAGGGAGTGTAGAAGAGCAATCTGGACAAGGCATATTTTAAAATTATTTTTTACGGAATGTAAACAATATAGTAACAAGCTGCGGATGGTTGTAAATTAGTATGAGCTAATCCAGAACCTGAATAACCTATACTAATACCAGTAGTTGATTTACTGGTCTTTGGATTCTTATACCAATAATTACCAATTGCTGCTGCGAAACTTTCTGTTCCACCACCTACATAACCATTAATAGTATGGTCATGCCCAGGATCTGAAATAGCATGAGTATGTGGTGGCATTTGATTAATAAGTAATGCCACAGAGGAAACACCTACTTTTTGGTTTAATACATAATTAGTTCCTGAATTTTGTGGTAATGAAGGATCAACAGCACTGTCTAATACTCCACCAGGAACATTTTGTATAGCTCCTATAGGACTTCTACCTCTCCAGTCTTGAGTTCCATTAAGACCATTCATTAGGTATACTTTCTCAAATCCAGCAGCAGTTAAGCCTTTTCCTGTATTATCAAAGTTTGATAAAGAGCCTATATAAGGTATAGGAGCATATGGAACCATTCTAGTATTATATTGGGTAGTTGTAGAACCACCTCCCCCACCTCCAGGATTAATACAGGCATCTACTAAATCACATAATTCAGAAGCTTTAACATAATCCCCCTCTATGGCAGTTATCCTTGTAGCATTGTCACAGGCTTTATTTATAAGAGCCTGAGTAATCTGGTCTCTACTTGATGTAGATGTAATTCCTGATAGACAATTAGTATTAAAAGAATACCCAGCAGTTACTATAGCTGTTAAGTTTGTAATCTGATTCTGTAAACTACAAGAAGCAGTTATAAGAGTCTGGAATAAATTTGGTACAGTAGTGGCTTGGGTACTTAATATATTAGATATTAAAGTACAAGTAGTATTTAAACCTGTTATTGTAATGGATGTACCATCCATCAAGGTGAGTAATTTATCTAAAATTATCTCATTTATCTCAAATTGAGATTCATCCCCACATATTCCAAGTAATACATAAGCATCTCCAGTATAAGAAATACACCTATCTGGAGTGATTATACCATTACAACTTTTTAAGCAATCAACGCAAGCCATATATTAATATTTTAAGGAATACAAATTTCATTTAATAATGTTACAGTGAAGTAATTATCCACACTGATAGTATCTGGTACACAACACAGGTCTATAGTCTCCTGACTATTTATTACTATAGTAACTGGATTAGGTCTATCTCCACCACAAGGTAGATAAGTTAGATTATAATCCGCATCAAAAGGAGCTTCAGGATTTCCTGTTACTCTATATCTTGAACAATACACCGGATAAGATGTTGTAGTGGTACTAGTAGTTGTTGATGTTGTAGTAGTAGTCGTAGTTGATGTAGTACTTGATATTACTTCAATGTCACAATCTTTACAACGGCTGCAATCTTCCTCCCTTACTATAAAGGAAGCTTGGGTAATAATTTTATCTACAGATATAGATGAACATGGGTATGTAGCATCATATAATCTATTATTTAATATTCTTTTATACCTTAAAAGATCTCTTAGTAATCTACTATTTAGACATACTCCAAGATTATAAGCTATTGAATTATATTTCTTTGTGGCATTATATATAATAGTACAGTCAATATCTGACAGTAACTCTTCTAATGTCCCACAAGTAGTACAATTTGTTAATCTCATTTCTTTTTCTTTGCATTACAAGAAGGGCATAACCCATCTATTAATCTACAAGCCTTCATTTTTACAGGACATTCTCTACATTTTGCAACCTGGCATCCCATTTTTATTCAATTTATCCAGCATACTATTAGCTGTGTTATACAATTCCATTGCTTTAGCATCCATACATTTATCAGCAGCAGCTATAGCCCCTTCTATAAAGAACTCTATAGTATCTAGTACTTTCTTTTGAGATTCTTTTATAACTAAATCACATTGCATAAAATCAAGTTTCAGAAAGTAACTATCTAATTTAGAATAGATCATGTTAGTTCTTATAAAACTTCTTTCAACATGATACTGATAAGCAGGATTAAGTGTGTATTTTACTTTATATATACCATCTGGTAAATTACTATTTTCACAATCATCACAGGTAATTCCTAATATATTACTATTATACACTTGTATAGAAGAAGGTGTAAAAGCAATACTTTTAGGTGCAAATCCAGGAACTGTTATTTCCAGTGTAGGATTCACTTTTATAAAACCAGTAGGATATGTAGATACATCACCTATAGCAAAGCTATCTGCTCTGTGTGTATCCATATAAACTAAGTCTAATTTTAAAGTTGGCATATATTTGAACTAAAAAGGGGAACAAGAGAGCTTTGGACTGCTCTTTTGCTCCCCTTGTGGTTTTTATAATTTACTTCTATCCCTTAAGGAATAAGAGTAGTAGTTGTAGTAGTTGATGTACTGGTTGTACTAGTAGTTGTAGTAGTAGTTGGACCAGTCATAGAAGCATCTGTAATAGCTCCAAGGTAGGTTACTAACATAGTTTCTATGGTAGATGTTTCTCCTTGAGGGATGTACAAGATCACTTTCTCATCTTCTGCCAAGTTAGCCGTAAAGGCATCATTTTGGTTATACTCACCAAATTGAATAACATATTGGTCATAAATCTCACCATCAGTTACATAACTCTGGAAGTATGGATTGTAACCATTCATCCTGTAGAGATGTTTGTAAGGAGATTGATAAGAGTAGTAATCAATTTCCATCTGGGCAACCTCCTTAGAAGTCAACTGAGGGAAAGAACTACGCTGAAGCAGAGTAGTTGTAGCTGTAATATCACAACCATCATACACTTCAAAATCAACAGTTGTTGCTGGACCATTACTTACCCATACCCTGAACCAAACACGGTCAAAGATATATGGATCAGCAGCCACATCACATGGTTGACCATATACTGTAAGTGGTTTAGACTCTACCAGTAATACTGCATCAGCACCTGTTCCTGATTTTGAGAAGTTAAAGAAAGAACTCAAAGTCAGAGAGGCAGTTCCATTCTGTACAGCAGCAGTTGTTGAGATTTTTGCTATGATCAAATCAATCAAAGCTTCGTTATCTACATCTGTACATGGGTCTTCTCCACACTCACAACAAGGGGCTTTTACAGTTACTGACCGTGTTAAGCCATTATATGAAATGGTATCCATATAAGCAGAGTGTCCACGAAGAGTAAAAGTTACATCCTCACCACACTTTGCTCGGAAATCAGAAACCTGCCAGATTTCATTTACAGCAGTAGCTGAACCAGTTACTTTATACCACCTCTTCACTTTAGAGGCTTTAATCCTATCTGATGGTTTGGAACCAAGATTAAGATTAGAAGCCCTTCCCTGGAAGAACTGTATAAACTCTGCTGTAGCTATATTACCGTTGGTTGCTATAGTCCTAGCTTCGTTTTTCCTTACACTGAAAACTCCATCGGCTTGAGCCTCTGTACCACCAGAAGATGGTAATGTGTTTCCAACTGGGACTACAAATACGGTTGTTAAAGAATATTCACTCATTTTTATTTATTTTATTTATTCTGTTGTTTGAATTCTGTTCTGTGCAGACTGGGCTGCGGAAATATTTTCTGTATACATTGCCAGTTTTTCAACTGTTATGTCTAAAAGCTCATCTTTAAGGTAATCTTCAAGTTCACAATCTTGGTCTATACTATTTGAACCATCAAACTTTATATAACCAGCTTTGTCAATTTGTTTTGGATACCTAATATAGGATAGATAAAGTTTTTTAGGAGTAAATGTTCCATCTGTGTAAACATGTAATTCATCAGATGATATATCTACTATTGTTTCTTGAAACTCAAAAGAAGGTTTAAAGTTGTTATTCTTTAGAATAAGCTGAATATCAGCATGTTTAATCAAATCAGGATTACAACTTATTACTCTGTTTAAGCATTCATCTTTATCTGCTAGTAAGTAACTATCCAAGTAAAACATAAAGTGAGGAGTTAAACTTACTTCATCTACTTTAACTATGTATTTATTCAGATATGGGTCTCCTAGTGTTAAGTCTAAAGGATGGTCTTCAAAATTCTCTACAAGAAATTGTAGATCTTGATACCTTTTCTTAAATGCATCTAAACCAAGTTTATACACATTGTTAGGGCTTACCTTTATTTTTATCAGTTTTAGTTGTCCCTCATTTAAAGCCAGTAGTTTATCTTCCACTGGGATTTCCTGGTGAGCATTAGTAGATAGCTTATTAAGCCTTTGGTCTATCCCATAAAGTAAACTATCTACACTTATCACTGTTTCTCTAGTTTCTTACTTGTTAATTTTTTCTCAAGGGCAATCAGATCAACTTGGTTTTTCTCATCCAGTAATATTTCTACTAGTTCTTCTTTTGAAGTAGCTATAGTTATACCACCTTCCAGTACTTTACCACCTTGTCCAGGTCTGTATATAGAGTGTGTAAAGGCTTGTTCTACAAGATCTTTCACTTTAATCCTATCATCAGTTGTGTTTATCAACTCATTGAATAGTTTTACAGGTGCTAAACCTTTATTCTTACCTTCACGGAATTCTGTTTCTTTAAGTTGTGTATCAATTAAATTGTACACCATTTCTTCTTTAGTACTTTCTGTAACAGGTAATCCCATTAAACGAGCTATTTGTTTCTTTTTTGTAGGAGATAAAGATTCAAAAGCTACAATAGCTTTGTTAATCTCTTTCTTTCTACTATAAGTATCACGTTGCTCTGCTTCATCATCTACTATATAATACTTAACCTCAGCAGGTACTTCGCCTCTCCTCCAAGAATCTAATGAAGGAGCAATCCTAGGATGTACTTTAATCCAGTTCCATGCAATTTCTTTCATTGGATCTGTAGTATCAAAATACTCTTCGTCATTACCTATTTTAACTGGAGAAACTCTTAATTCTGCTCCAAACTTTGCAACAAGCTGCTCTTTAGCAGCAGCAAAATTCCAAAACAATGAAGTAGGTTCTAAGATACCAGGAACTCCAAGTGCATTTTCTAATCTGTCCTTAGTTTCTTTAATCCTTTCTATCTCTGCTTTCTTATCTTCGGCTGATAGCCTATCTAGATAAGGAGCTTTAATATCAAGTCCTGTTCTGTATTTACCAGATATTTCTTTAAATGGTAAAAACATTTCACTTGTTCCAGGAAACCTTGTAAATCCGTGTTTGTCCAATTGTTGATCTATAGTGTTTAATGTTCCACTATATGACTTTTTAATAGGTGCTATTTTACCTGCTCTGCCCATGATGTAGTTATTTTTTATCCTTCCTTAAAGAATTTGAAGAGAGTTTGCAAAGGAAGGATATAAAGCAAACTCTCTTCGGTTGGTTATTTAACCACTAGAATTGTGGAATCTCCTCTATAAGTACGCAGCGACTAAGATCTTCAATGAATACATCTGAACGGTCTTCCATCCAAATCTCATATCCAGGGAATTTATTAGCGGCATTAAAACCTTGTGATTTAAAAGCTCCTAAGTGACTCCTACGACCATCAATGTAACCCCATTGCATGTTAGGAGTACCAGCTCTACGAACTTCCCTGATATTGTTTACCAGTGAACCATCTGAAGTTGGAGAAACATCAAACACCATAAAGATAGGAGTTGATTTTTTGTTCTGACCAAATTCCAGATTTGTTTGTGGTAAATCCAATTCTTTAAGGTGAACAAGTTCTACTTTACCAGTTTCCCTTGTTACAAAAGAATCAAATGCGAAGTTAAGCTGTAAGTGCTGACCATTACCATTAACAAACTTATCGTTATCACCAACATTAAAGGTCAATCCACTATTGAATGCATCTTCTTTAATTGCTTGCTGGAATACGTCAAAACCTGCTTCATTGGTGTACATTTTAACCCTACGGTCTTTAACATCCACCCTACGGTAAAATAAGTCACCAAATACATTACGAATCAAATTAGCTGAGAACTCACCCCTGTTGTAAGGAACATAGTTACCAGAGTTACGCATCCTGTAGTAAACGCCAGCAGATACTTTCTTAAGCTCTTGTTTAGCACCATTGGTCCTAACAATACCTGGTTTAGACCAGATCATACGCTTAACTTTAGTTTCCAGCATTTGCTTCCTCATCATGAACTCAATAAATGGTTCCCATTTAATGTCATTACGAGTAACAGCATTTTCTCCCCTTCTATTTTGCATGTAAACCATAATATCTTTTGGTTTACCATTTTCGTCTTTTAACATTTTATCATCTGCCCAAGCAGTGATTTTGTGCTCAAAACCATAACCAGCACCCAGTGTCTCAAACATGGTGATTTTATCAGCCAATTTTTGAAGACCACCTAAGTCTTGGTCAAATTCACCAATAGATACGTCAATTGGATCTACATCAATACCAGGTTGTAACAAGGTACGATTAACGTAATCTACTTGTGGATTACCAGTTACCAGAGTACATTGATGTAACCAGCCCCTTCCATACTGAGTAGGGTCAGAAGTGATGTAAAAGTTTTGACCATACATCTTATGACCTACTGATATAATCATATTCTTGGATACAATAGTATCAAGAACTATTTCAAAGGTTTTACCATCAATACCAATAGTAGCTTGATCCAAGGTACTTTGTGGTACATCAATGATTTTAGGGAATCGGAAAGGCATTTCCACATTCCACTTCCAGGTATCACTTAAACCATCAAGGTAGTAAGGGGTACTCTTGTTAATCATATCCAGAAAATCATTACTATACAAAGTAGACTGTGTATAGATAGATATAATTTTCTTATCATAATCTGACGGAGCCAAATCATGGAAAGATTCTAAGTGGTTTGAATCAGTTAATTTACCAATAGCCCTACCATCCATAGATGATACCCTTGCATAGTTAAGTCCGGTAAATCCAGGTATTGTTTGTAATCCCATTTTATTTTATTTTTTATTTTATATTAGCCCAAGCAGAATTATCTACTTGTTTTTTAGTATTGGATTGTTTTGCGTCTTTAATTGCCAGCTTTGAAAATAACTCTGAAGATTTTCCTGTTATGGCTGTTTTCTTTATAGAACTAAAATCAAAATCATTTAAGGCAAGTAGTGCCATTTTAACTCTTTTGGAAAGATTCTCAGGATTCTTAGTTTCCAGAACAAATTTATCCCAATCTGTTAAAAGCTCACCAGAAGGTAATTTCCATTTTTTAGTATAAAGATAATCAAAAGCTTGAGTGGCTTTTTTATTATCTAATGGAATACCATCAAAATCTTTAGTTTTTAACTTATCTTGTAAAAGAGTTGTTAGATGCTGTTTGTATTCCTGATCAGCTTGAGCTACAGCAAGCTGCTTGTTCTTAGCAGTTTCATTAAGTTCCTCAAGCTTTTTCTGCTCTTGTAAAACTAATTTAGGATGAACTCTTTTTGCTTCATCTTCTAAATCAGCATATTGTTTTAGTTTTTCAACTTTAGAATCTACTTCATCTTTCTCCCATCCCATTTTTGTATAATAGGATCTTACGACTGACTCCTGATTGTCTTCTGTATCTAAATCAAGATTTTGAAAATTCTCTACCTCATTATATACAGGTAGATATTCTTGTGGGTTTGCACCATTGATAAAGATAGCATCAAATAATTCTCTCCTATCATCGCCATGTTTAGATAAGAAATTCTCTAACCACTCTGTTGCTCCCTTTTGTTTCTGAGCATTGAATAACTCAAGAAACTCTTCAGGTGTTTTTGCTATAACAGGTTCTTCTCCATCATCAGTAGTGAATGAACCAAGTTTGTAAAGTTCTTCAGAGAATACCTCAAAGTGATTTAATTCTCCTTTTGGTTCTTCCCCGTCTTCTTTAATTATCTTTTCTTCTTCCTCTTCTTCTTCTTTTTCTTCAGATAGTAAAGTATTAATAAGTTCTTCCTTATCAACTTCTTTCTCTTCTTCCTTCTTTTTAGGAACTTCCTTCTTTACTTCTTTTTTAGGAGCTGTAATTACCCCTTCCTCTTCTTCTTCAATTTTTTCTATTTCTTTAGGGTCACCTGATAAAAATGCTTCAGCAGCATCCAGATTACCATAGTTACCTGAAGATTCAATCCCTAAATCAAAGGATGGAACTGGTATAGTTTCGTCAGCCATATGTAGTTTTTTGTTAAATCTGATGTAAAAGTAAAACGTATATTTGGAAAAACCAAGAGACTTTTATATATTTCAAAAGTTTTTCGACTTATATAGCATTAAAATATTTTCTCCCTCTCTGTGAACAATTTATAAGGTCTAACCTCTACTTTATCTTTAAATTTAAGGTCTAAAATCCTGACACCCATATCTTCAAAGTAAGGGGCTATTTTTCTCTGTACAGCATTCTTAGTAGTCTTCTTTTTTATATCTGTCCATATAATATCTTCAAGATGGTCTGATAATTCTGCTGCACCGAGTTGTAACATATTAGACCTGCTATCATTATTTTCCACAAGGAATTTTCTAATATCCTCAATCTCATAATGGATTATCATTCCTATTGATACTGGTTTACCATCTGCTGTAGTAATTGTAATAGGTGGTATTTCCATAGTATCTGGTTTAACATGGTCTGTCATGGCATAATCTGCTACCATCCATTTCCAATATGTACCAGGTTTCAATGTTCTATGGTATTTTCCCCATCTTAGTATTATAGCTTCCTCATAACCATTAACTACAACCCAAGGTTTTATGTAGTCTGCAAATCTATCTATTGTACTGGCAAGCCATTGTCCAAATTCAGAGATTCCCATAATTATTTCTTTTTAGCAGCAGGTTTCTTGGCTTTAGCAGCTTTTAGTTGATTGTTTGAAATAGCAAGGTCATTTTTCATATTCTCCCTCTCCACTTTTCTATCTTCAGCTTTTTGCTTATTGTCATTCATCATCTTCTGCATCTCCAGAGAAACCTTCTTATTTTCAATATCCCTCTTTGTAAGTATCTCCTGATTCTTTGCAGCTAAATTAGCAATCTCCATAATATCTGGAGAACCATCACCATCTGTATCAGTAGAAGGAGCTTGGAAATAAGTTTTTATCTGTGCCTCTGTTATCTTCGTATTAGCATTAAGGTCTGCTACATATTTCTTCATTTCCATATCTTGTTGGAAATGGGCTTCTTCTTGCTCCAGAGTAACTGCAACTCTATTATTCTCAGACTCTATCTTAGATTGTTCAAGCTGCATTTCCTGCTTCTTCATTTCCTCTTGCTTATCTCTGAGGTCTTTGAATATCTTCTGCATCTGCCTAAGTGAGTTAGTACTGTATAGTACACTTACATCATAGATAGAAGCACCATTCTGCATCATAGCCTGAGATAACTGCCTGAACTCATTCAGTAATTGTTGGTCTTCAGATCTGGAAGTAGCAAATATCTTTAAGTCCTTGAGTTTCAAGTCTTTACCTAAAACTTTAATAAAGGCTTGCTCACCAAGATTGGTGATGTAAGATATAGTACTTTCTTCTTTATTACTTTCTATATATTGAGCAGCATCAAGTACAGCCTGATATAACTGGTCTACTACATAATTATGTGCTGCAAAATATGGTTCTGTTTGGGCAAAGGATTGAACAAGAGCATTCTGGTTAGCTGTAGCTGTTTCTGTAGCTAAAGCTCCACCAAGTCTTTGTCTGTTCATACCAATAAGTTCCCAGCACTCACTTTTTAGTTGAGCAGCCAATCTATATCTTGATTCTATCTCTGAAGTCCTTGTTAAATCCAGTCTACCATATTGACTACCAAAAGATGTTCCACCTTTAGTATTCTCAGGAGAATCATCTACAAAGATAACCCCTCTTTTTCTCGCAGCTTCTTCCCATATTTCCAAGGCATCTTGACCATCCCCATCTTTAGGAGTTGGAATATGTCTGATAGACATAGCTTGTACAACACCTTTTTCTTTCTCTAGTAATTCATAGAGTTGGTTCATACAAACATTGTACAATACCTGGAATGGTTTCATTAAGTCAACCAGGGATTTAGCAGTTGTATTCTTTAGTTCATGAGTTACCCCTATAATTGGGGAGTAATCCAACAGTTTAAAAGGTTTCATAAAGAATATATCTGGACCAATCTTTGTACCCTTATACCATTGATTTATCCATCCCCATTGAATATCTATTTCATTAGGGCTACCCTCTTTATAGTTCTCATCAACAAGCATTTGTTGAGGTTCTCCTTCTTCATCAATATAGGTAAGTAAACCTGTTTTCTTTTTAGATAAATGATAAGACTGTACTACAGTATATTTATAACCAAAGGAAGCGGTAGTATTTGTTAAACCTAACCAGTCCCTTAATTCATCATTATTCTCTTTCATCTCAGACTCAATCATCATTCTTTCCTGAAGAACAAGTCTGTTATATGTATCATATATGATACTATCTGGACCAACTTTACCAGAGTAAAGATTTGATTCCCTAACATTTATAAGACCATAATCCTGATGGGCTTTTCTAAGATGCTCTATTTCTTCTAAGGATAATTCAGGGAATTTTTCTATAATCTCAGAAATTTCCATTACCTGAACAGTTCCATTAGCATATGGAACATTCTGCTCACCAGATACTCCTGAAGTATATTTAGCATCAGGTGTTCCTAATTGCCAATAATTCTTAGGATTAACTACCTCTATATTAAATCCAGTTTTTGAGTTATCCTCAAATATATGAAAGTACTCTCTGGAAGATATGAGTAAATCCCTGAAAGCATCTTCTGATTTTTCTTTACAATTAAACTGTACCTTTAAAGCAGTTAAGACATGGTTACCCCATTTCTCCCCTTCAGTAGTAAAGGTATTCATATATTCCTGTACCTTCTCAATAGAAAGCTGTACAAACTCTTCTTGGGGAATACTACTAACATCTTCCCCTCTCATCGCTAACTCATTCATTAACAGTTTCTTACCCTCCTGGATAATAAGCTGTTGCATAATACCAGTCTTGAATTGTAGCTCTTCATCCTTAGAATCATCATCAAAAGCTCTTACTTTATGCAAGTCAGGTCTTTTAGATAATTCCCCTATCATTGTATTAACAGGAGGATTCAGTATTGGATAATGCTTTACATATTGTGGAAGCTCTGTATTAGCCATTAGTACTTCTGTAAAAGATTGTACTTCAGGCTGTTGCTGATAAAAGTCTGTATAATCAATTATACCTTTCATCAGGTCATAGTTCTTCACAAATGTCCTCCTATGCTTTTTATATTGGGCATAGGCTACATTAGCAAAGTAATCCATTGTGTTCTTTATCCAAGATGGATCTTCTTTCTCCTTATCAGTTTTAAACTGGTCAGGGAATATATTTAAATAGGCGAACCTTACATTTTCTTCTTTGGTTACACGGGTAATAATCATCCGAATATTTTTAATTGTTTCTTTCCTGTAAAATTTGTTGATCCAGTAAAGATTTTTGAATTTCCTTTAATTGGGTTTTTAGCATAATAAGATTGCATTCTTGGGTCAGTTTTGTCACTCCCTACTGCACCTATAACAGGGTCTAATTTATAAGCCAAAGCAACTGCTAATTCAGCAGCAATTACCCTATCTGTATTTACTTTATGCTTAGGGTCTTTAGAGAATTTAGTAATTTCTTCCAGAAGCATTGGGTCAGGTATTCTTGATACACCTGTAGTTTCTTTTATAATACTTCCATTTTCATCTTTCTCTATATCTATTATTTCATCCAGGTAGGATTTGAATGTACCATCCAGAAAATTTCTAATTGCGGTAGCAGACCTATGTATTCCTTTCTTTCTCTTTACAGTAGTATTTGGTACATATTCTTTTAACCATTCTGGCTGGTCTTCTAAATAATGCCCATCATTTCTGGCAATCATAAAGTCAATAAAAGACATCTCATCATTCTCACACAGGGTTCTGGCATTATAATACTTAATCAGATTCCTGGCATTCTCATTCCATTTCTCTTTACTCTGTGGTCTTGCAGCATAGCAAGCTACAAACATATTCTGATATTTCTCTGAAGAAATACCATGCATTCTTTTATAAATATAAACTACTCCAAGTGAATCTGAGTATTCTGCTTCACCCTGTCTGTAAGGGTCAACCCCAGCTACATACAATCCAAAAGGAGGGTGTTCCACGGGAAACTCCCATATCTGAATAGGAGCATCAGTATCTTGAGTCTTAACAGGAAACTCAGTTATAAATGGTTTATCAGAGAATTCATGTACTATTTTTTCTCCGTTATGGAATATCTTAACAGGTGTCCCTGTTACACCTAAATCTCTTAACCTTGTTTGTTGAGCTTTAGCAGCCTCTACATTAAAATCATTATGTGTTAAAACCAAGAAGCTATCTGAAGGTTTCAGGGGCCAGTAGGCTTTAAACTTCAGAATTGTTTTTGAGTTACCTGATTTAACAGCTTTATCATACTCTGGTTCCCACCACTCTCTTAAGGCTCTTTCTTCATTAGAAACCAGTATAGTTATATTTTGTAAATCTGGATGGTCTATACCAAGATATTCAGCCAGAGTCTTTGGTTCCTTATAAGCCATTTTAGCTCTGGTAGCAGCTATAAATCTTCCTATCTTTCCACCACCTTCCCATTCATTCTCAAACTCAAGCATGTTATAGGAATACGGATGGTAGAAAACTTCCGCTGCTTCAGCACCAACTTCCATATCACCACCAGTTCCACATAACATAACCAAACAAGATGGTTTATTACCTCCACCAGACCACCAGCAACCATCACTATCTTTTATACAACCAATAAGATTAGGTAGAGTACCAATCTCATCAATAAGGTGAAAAGAAGGTCTAGTACCATTAGCAGCCATAGTATCAGTACCAGCCTGATAGTTCCTGACAAGTATTTTTGAATTGGAAGATTTTGGATTTGGTAAGTTAGATGATTTATCTTTCCAACCAGCTTTAATCTCTTTCTTCCAGTCCGATACAAGTCTTTGCTTTTTAAATATTGGGTGAATATTAAGCAACCCATCTTCTATCTTATCCGTAGCTAGTTTGATATAATTAGCTGCTCCACCAGATATTACACACTCACTATTACTATAAAATGTATATTGATGTCCAGCACAAGATCCTGCAATAACTGAATTATGTGTTACTGTATATCCATCAGTTAAAAAACATTTTGACTTATTATCTACTGTAATACAAGTTGCCTGTTCTTTACCAAAATACTCTATATTTACTATAGATGTCTTATCCCCTCTATACTTACCTATATTATTTAACTTTCTTGGCAGTTTGAATATTGGCTTATCTGTCATAAGATTAAACCTATATTTATCTTTAGCTAAAGTTACTACACCTTTATTTTTATAACTATTTTTTGTCTTTTTGATAGTTACCTGAATACCTAAACTTCTTACTAATCTATAAAAACCATTTGCAATATTTACATCTGTTGTACAAAATTCTATTACTCCATTTTTCCCACAACAACCATCTGTATCCATTATTCCTCTTAATAATTCCATTCTTTGCTCTACAGAGGAATAAAAATAACAATTAGGTATATGTTTATTATTTATTAAATCTAGCTCTTGAAATTTAGATAAGAGAGAATTTCTTAGTCCACCTTTCATTCCATTACTTATATTATAAGAAATACCATGTTTCCTTACTTGTAAATTATTTTCTTCTGCATATGTATATACAAAATCTGAAATTTCTTTATCTATTGTAGTTATTCCTAAAGTTCTTTTATTACCATCTCCTAACCATAATCCTAAAAAATAAGGATTTATTGGTAAATAATTCTCAGAATATTCAACAGGTTTATTATTTGGTATAAAATACCTATATGCCAAACCTTTACTATTTTTATAAGATTTTTTCCTATTTATCAGGTAGTCAGTTTTTATAGAAGAAAGATTTTTATCCTCATATTTACGGGATGAACTATTCCAAACTCTCCATATATGATTATCACAAGAATATAAAACCCTTCCATCTCTTAGGGTAATTTTATATAAGTCTATTAATCCTTGTGGGTAAACCCCAGTAATAGTTGTTAATTTACCATCATCCCCAAATATCTTATCACCTATTTTAGCATTACCAATTAATATTTCTCCATTATTTGTATATAGAGTGGCTGTATTTATAAGTGCTTTACCAAAGTCCCTGCTACCTACTAATGGATAGAATTTACCTTCTTCATTACATCTTTCCAGGTCATTAAATATGTCCCAATCTATATCCCTTAATAAAGGTGTTTCAATTTTCCTTACCTTTTTCTTATTAGGTAATTCTACATACATTGCAATCTTCCAATAGACCGTATGAAAATACAGTCTGCCGGGAACATGAACTGCCCCATCAGCCAAGTAAAACCCATTCATACACCTGTCTTTCTCTTTTTTCCAGTATTCTATATAAGTCTCCTTATCTGCTGGATTATCAGTTAGTATAGGTTCTACCTGGTCTTTAAACCAGATATTTGTAGTTGTTTGCATTTATATAAGTCCCTCTTCAAATGGGGATACATCTTTATCTCCCCTTGATGCAATTTTTTTAGCCTCTTCTTTCTCCCTCATTATCTCAACCTCTTTCAACAGGGCAAGATAGTTCTTCATGGTTTCCTGGATAAACTTACCCTGAGCTTCTATTGAAGCTATTACCATTGGTAACATACCCCCTTTAGAAGTGGGTTTCCATTCTATTCTATCTTTTAACTCGTGTAATGGGTTATTATCTACATAAGCTTTCCAACTAAGTAATTGACCTTCAGCCCATTCTAATTCTGCCTCTGTAAATACACTCTTTTTAGTAGCCATTAATCTTCCTCCTCTTCATTTAAATACCCATCTTCAAATACATGTTTACCATCTTCCTCTATCTCATTGACAAATTTATCAAAAGCTTCTTTAGGCTCAGGTGGTAATATAGACTTATAAGATTTTAACAAGATAAAAAGTTCTTTATCTGATAAAGTCCATATATCACCATAATCCATAGTAGCTGTTGCTATATGTTTAGCAATAGAATAGCCAGGATACTCCTTATGTAGTTGTTCTAAAAGAGTTAGAACTTTTTTAAAATCTGTTCTCATCCTATTTAGTTATAATCTTCCCAGTCAACTCAACGACTTTTGGTTGGATTTTATTCAGTAATTTCATTATGTTGGTATTACATAAAGTTTTTATCTCTTCAGACACACCTTCTGTACCAACTATAGTCCCATAAAATCTTATCATTTCTGCAACTTCAAAATCTACTATTGCTTCTATTTGTCCCATTATACTACTATTTCGTTTATATTAAATTCATTATCAAAATCTATTTTTTCTTCTTCTTCAATAGGATTAAACCTTATCTTATTCTCTTTCTCATTAATCTCTATATTTACAAACTTAGTTTTTACTTTATCAAGTGCTTTCTTAAGTTCCATCAGGTTTACTTTCTTTAACATAGGATGTCCATTTTATCTCCTGTTTATTATCAGGATGTGATCTGTTATAAATATCAGCTCCGCAGGAACTACTTAATGAAGCTGTCTTTGTCTTTATGGGACAGGAACAAAGTGTACAAAATTCCTCTATCCTGGAGAATTTTTTACCAGACAACAATTCTGCATTCTTAGACATAAACGGGCAACCAGCACAAATAGTTCTTCTCTGCATGATTATCTCTTTCTCATCTTCAGGAAGATTCTCATGATTTAGTTCATTCCAGATACCCTCCATTACCTGCTTTGGATTTTTTAATCCCCTCTTAGCCATTTCAAAATACTCAGATAGTAAACTCATTTTACTCTTTTATTTAAATTATCAACTAAAGTAGTTAATGTTTCTAATTTCTCTGGATTATCTTTAACCCTTTCAATACCTTTTGAAATACCATTTATGTACTTCTTTAGTTTATTTTGAGAAAGATAAATTTTTCCAAATCCAGAGAATTCCAACTCATCATGTATCTTGACAGCTTTTAAAGCATCCTCTCCTTGAAAAGCTACCACTTTAAAAACAGTATCTTCAGAAAGTTCCATAGCTGTAGCTACTTGTTTAATAAGTACTTCCTTATTCATGTCCCATATTTAGTTGTAACAATATACCGTCTTTAATATTAAACAGTAGCTGTGGACTGACCACTATTCTTCTGTTGTCCTTTGTTAAATAACCTTGTTTAACTAACTTAGTTACGGTTTTCCTCACTGACTTATAAGTACTTTTATATACATCTATAAAATCATTCCTTTGGTCTCCCCTAGCTATATTTCCTTTTATAGCTGTATAGGCTAGTATTCTTATCTCTAATGGACTTAACTTAAAGTTGTTCAGTACATCTAGTATACTATAGAACTTTACAGCCAGTTCAAACTCATCTTTAAACTTTTTCCTTATCTTTATAGCTACAAAATTAGTCATATTTAGTTAATAACAAAGTGGTTTTTTAAAATTAATTTGATTTAATGCTATTTAAGTTAGAATTTTTTACAAACTCAGCTAATTTGGCTTCAAAAGCATCCAATCTTTCCTCAAATTTCTTAAAGTCCCATGAACATAGTATATCTCCATGACTCTTGGTAAAGACTAAAGTACACTGAAAGCCTTTAGAGAATACATCTTCAAAAGCAGTCTCTGGCGGATACATTTCCTGCCACCCCTCTATTTCACTATATGGTAGCTTTATCCAACTGTCTATAGTTGGAATATCCAAACTCCTACTATCTGATAACTGTGCTTCTTTTTCTTTTAGGTCAGCAAGATAAGCATCTGTAACCCTTACTGGAAATTTAAAAAACCTTTCTGAATATTTCATATTATTGTTTTATACCATAGAAATACAAGTCCTTTGTATTCTGGTTTGTTGAAAATTTAAATTCTGTGAATGAGTTGTCAAAGCCTGGAATCTGCCTTACATCATATTCAGTCAGGTTCATATAATAGTCACTGAACTGGATATGAGTAAAGGGGGAGTCCTGTGGTGTGGTTCTGGTTGTACCATGTTCCTGTCTACCAGTTGTAGCACAAGTAAACATAAACAATCCCCCTGACTTAGTTAAATCTATACAGTTCTGTATAGTTTCTTTCCAGTACATATCATGTTCAAAACACTCTGTTGAGATTACAATATCATACTGTTTACCAGGTTTAAACTCATGTCCCTTAGATACCACATCCACATTCTTTCCTGCCCCTATATCAACTCCTGTATAAGTACAGTTTGAGAACAAGTATCTATTATTACCATTTATATCCAAAGAGCCAATATCCAATACATCTGCATTAACAAATTTCTGTGGAAATTTATTCTTAACTGAATTACAAAAAACTGCTTGTTCTGGGTGTGCCATTATATAATCTGCTTTAAGTGTGCGTGAATCTCTGCCAAAGCCTTATTATTTTTATACAACCTAAAAAGCTGCCAATTAAACTCATCAACAGCACAATTAACTACTAACTCAGGTATTTTTTCTGGATCTCCCACTTCTTCCTGTGATACATAAATAGTATTTAACCTACTCTTTATGGAAGCAATAACATCTTCTGTATAGTTATTCTCTTCTTTTAATCTTTCTAGTACTGATAAAAGTTTTACCTCCTGTGGATCTTTAGTAGTTATTCCAGAAGTACCTGGAGGTAATTGACCAGGACTTCCTAATTTACAGTCGGTTCTAATTACATCATTATGCATATATTTTGTTTTTTATTTTAATAATAATATTGTTGCAGCTACTGCTCCAGCAGCTATGAGTACTCTTTCTAACCATCTAGGTTTAGGTGGTGGATCATAAAAGCTTGAGGATAAACCAGTTGTCTTTATATAATCATTGGTATGGGTTATAATAACCTCAAGCTTGGGTTTCTTGTATATCCTGCGTTTACCATTTATATCTTTCTTGAACCACCCACCTGTAGTGGCAAATACTATATTCTGTGTATCAGGAAGGCTTAGGGAATCTATCCTGAACTTCTCCTTTGTAACTGTGCCTTTAAAGTATAGGTCTGTAGTATCCAGTACAGCTACTTTAGGGACACGAATTACGTTTGAATCACAACTGTCATACTGGATAGGCGGTAGATAGAAATCTGTTTCTTCTTCCTCATATGGAACATCTACATTTACTACGCTAGTATTAGTTTGAATCTTAGCATAGGCTTTTACCTTCTTTATACTGTTAGCAAGGGATTTCTTTAGATTCATATTATCCAGTGCTAATTCTTTTATATCTCCTTGATTATCAGTTATAATCACATTCTGTCTCACAACCTCATCTCCTAATTTATTCTTCTCAATAACCATAGTCTGTAGAGCCAAGGAAGTAGAGTCCAACTTAATCTGTTTAGCATTAAGTTCTCCCCTCCTACACTGGTCCAGCGAAATTAACCCTATTATCAACCCTACTATAATAGTATATGTAATAAATCTTTCTTTTGTAAACCAAGTTTTTTTCATAATTTTCTTTTCTAAGTCTGTATATATTTCATTCATATACCTAATAGTTTTGTTATATATCTAAATGTGTTTATGTCTTTACATTCCATATTGATTTCCTTTATAATTCTTTTTACCATTTATTTTAGCATGATTCTCATTTTCTAGTTTAGAAACCCATTCTAAATTATCTACATGATTGTTATTTTTATCACAATCTTTATGATTTATTTCTATCTTATTTTCTGGGTTTAATAGGAAATATTCTCCTACCAATCTGTGAACTAAGAACTTTTTAGATTTTCCATTCTTTTTTAATTCCACTATTAAATAGCCAGTATTATTTTTAAATGGTAATTTCTCCTTTGCTTTAGAAATTCTCTCTGATTTTGTTCCAAATCTATTACCACATTTAATAACTCTTGATAATGAGATTATTTTTCCAATATTTGAAATTTGATAGAAACCCTCATAACCTTTAATATCTTTCCAAAATGTAGATGATATAACTTCTTCCATACTAAGTTTATTCTCCATAAAATGGTGTTATATGTATTTGTTTTAATATCTGTCTTAGTTCATTGATACATTTACATTCTCCTTCAAATAATGTTTCAGCTTTGTCAAATTTTTCTCCACCAGTAAAGTCTCCCTTTATTTTTAACTTATGGTCGCGAAAACCATAATTCAAAAAAACATTATAACACTTATATCCTCCAAAATTCTGTAAACCTGTACCAAATCTTTTATCTTCATTTATCTCAAACCAATGGTCTATAGATTTAGCTTTTAAAATAAATCCACAACTTTCAATTTGTTCTTTAGTTAGATAAGGAACTCTTATTTCATTTCTATCTACCCATTTAGACAAATCTTCTAATCTGTGAAATTTACAGATGATTTCTTTTTTCCACTCTACAGGCATTATATCCTGTATCTCACATTCATACCCAACTCTTATATCTGAAATTTCAGGCTGAAAATATTTTAAATTGTCTTCCATAGTCTTTTTGTTTTAATTCCATAAATAGTATTGTAATTCATATTTGGATAAAAGTTTTTATGAACTTCAGAAATTTTCATAGTTTTACACTTTTCTCTTATATCTAAAACTTGTTCTTTTGTTAATTTAGAGTTTATATTTTTCTCCCCATCCTGCCAAGTTTTGTCTTTTAATCCCAAATTCAATGCATGATTTATATTCTCAGAAGGTGTTACCCATTCTAAATTTGAAACCATAGCATTTGCTTTTATTCCATCTTTATGATTTACCTGTGCTTTATTCTCAGGATTCTCTAAAAATACTTCTGCAACTATTCTATGTATAGTCTTAGATAATTGCTTTCCTCCTCCGCATAAAGTAATTGCTGGATAACCATCATTAGTTAATCTACATTTCATTATGTAAGCTTTTCTTCTTATAAGTCCAGTATTAGATACTTCATAATATTCTTCATAACCAGGAATATCTTTCCATATTTCATCTTCTATAGATGATGTAAAGTATTTATTTTCCATATTCCTCAATTTTTTTCACTATTATATCATACATAATTTGTTCTTCTTTACTCAATTCTCTTGTAAATATCTGAGAATCAGTATGTTCTGCATTATATCTTTCCATACATTGCTTTGGAGTTAAGGGGTATAATACTTCGGTTTTATAACCATGTCTCTCTTTTACTATACCAAAGAACTCATCATACTCCTTTAAGAACTCTTCATTGTATTTGTAAGGCATTTCCATCCATTCCTCTTTAATCTTCATCCTGAAGGAAAGGATTAATCCTTCTAATTTTCTAATCTCTCTTTTTAAATTTTCATTTTCCTGAAGAGGTTCTACAATTAATTCACTCATATAAGTTTCCAGTTTAAATTATACACAAAGTTAGGACTTTTTTGCCAAACCATTTGTTAATGAATTGTTAATCCTTATTACAATATTTATCTTCTAAGGTTTTTAATACATTAAGAACTTCTATAATATCATCCATCTCAGGATAATAGAAGTAACCGAGATTATCAGAAGCCTCATCTCCAAAGTGTAAATGCCTTATACCATCAAAATAAGCTGTTCCATGTAAGAGTACCTCATACTCTGTATTCTCGTCAAGGAAGTCTGAATTCATCGGGTAAGATACCCTATTAACCTGTATAAAGGTAAAACCACACTTATCTCCTAATAGATCATCTCCCTCTTCTTTCCAGTATAATCTGGAACCATCAGATAATTGTTCCCAGTGAGATTTTGTTTTAATCCTATTAAGAACATTCTCTAAAGTTGCATGTTTAATTTCCATATAACAAAGATACTACTTTAAAATGGTTTAGAAAATTTTTTTTAAAATTTTTTTTGAAAAATATCTATGGGAATTTTTTTTTTAAAATATTGAAAACCAAAGATATACATCGGAAAGAGGGTGAATCCTCCCTCACCACCCCCTCTATAGTTTGTGGATGGGTGTATTCCCCCGTCATTAACTTATTATTTAATTAACTAAATTTAATCAAAATGGGAAATTTTGAAAGGTTTAAACTGGCTAACCGTAAAGCTGGTAATGTTTCATTCTATGAGAAGGATGAATTGTTGGAAGACCTCAACCCAAGCACAGTGAGCTTGTTCTACAGTGCCAAAGCTGGATTATGGTACATGAGGCTGTCCAATGGTACTGATACTATCCAGATAGGCATCATGGATGAGTGTAAGCCAGAAAAGAATGTGCAGGACGCTGCTGATGAAATCAATGCTGCTGCTGGTGTTCTGAAGGTTGACCATAAGAACAAGAAGGCTTTGGCTACTATTGCCAAGCTTGAAGGGCTTGTTACAGGCTTCATAACAGAAACTTTCGACAGTGAAGAGAACTTCCTGTATGGTGGAGAGTCTGAGAAAGGATACTGGTTGAGAATCAGCCCTAATGCCCCAGGAACAAATACTCCTGTTGCAGAGCTTCAGTATGAGGCTGTTGTAGTGTAATTAATTGAGAGAGAGTGACTCTATCACTCTCTTTCTTTTATATATATGGGTGGGATATTATATATCTTAGGGTGGGCTATATAAAATTGTTGGTATCTCACGGCTTATAAAACACACTATTGATTTTGTAAGTCATTATTAATCAATTAGTTACAATATATTATAAATAATCACTATAAATAGCCTTGTATTACATAGTACTAGGTATTTATTTATTGATAATCAATAAATATTTAGTGATTATCAATTATAATTCGTTGATTATCAATGAAAATAGTGGAGTAAACACATCTACTGCTTAATAACAATTAAATCAAATAATGTAAATCAATCAACTTTAGTCCTTAAATAGCATTAAAAACAAGTGTGGGTTGTATCTGTATTACTTAGTCATGAATAAGTAGTATAAGCTCTAATAAATAAGCTCTGGTAATCTGTCATGGATTATTAACTTATCATTGTAAAGAGTGTATTATAACATATAGTTCTAATTAGTATGTTATAGCAGTAATGGATATATTACAGGGAATATACCTGCGAATACTCATTCTGTCCTAGATACTAAGGATATAGGTTATGATGACAAAATTTAGTGGAATAACTAGGTCATAACTTTCCTGAAGCAGATAGTGCTTAACAAATCAAGACTATCCTAAGGTTCTGACATATAGACTGGTGTTACCTGGAATATGTTAATAATATAACTAGGTTTATTGTAGATGTGTACCTAGTTATATTATTTTTATAACTAGTTGATTATCAATGAGTTCAACACCTCTTCAGCTTATAAGGCATTAATAAAAACACCTAAAAACTAATAAATCAAACCTTAAATAGCATTACAATGAAAAAGCTAGCTTATCAACAGTTTATCTCTGATCTTAAACAAGATAAAGACTTTATATCTTTTAAGACTAAAGCTCATGATATTAAGAGTGGTTTTAGTTATGGTGTTGTAGTTGTTAATACTAATAGATTTCTTATTGAAAAACCTTTAAAATCATAATATTATGGAAACAGGTACAATACATCATACTAAATGTCCTAACTGTGGTAATAATACAGTTGATGAATCAGGTGAGTGTCATTATGCTTATTGTGATGAAGAATCAGTTGATGATATGGTTGGTGAGAGAGAATTTATGCGTCATCAGGATAATCTTTCCGAAGATGAGCAGATGATATATATATATATAGACTTAAGCTTTAAAACTATTATATGATTACAAAAACAACCTTATTTGATAACTTTTAAATTAAAGACCATGCAAGAAAAATGGTTATTAGTATGTGATGGGCGTATAATCGCTACATGTCTGGCTTCTTCACATAGGGGGGCTGTAGAGAAAATTGAAAGGTATGTCAGTTATATTGATTGGGCAGAAGGAGATATTCTCTCTGAAGCTGATTATATGGTTGAATTGAAAACTTCTTCTATTGTTTGAGGCTGTCTATCAAGACAGATACTTTGGAGAGCAATAGATTTCCGGTTAGAACTCATAGGGCGGAACCCTTGAAACCTATTAGTAGGGAGTTCTATTTTATACTGGCTTGCAACAGTATGTGTTAAGTGCAAGGCGTTAATAATCTATGAGTCCCTGCTTATATGAGTGGGGATTCATTCTCTAAATACATTAAAAAGTATAACTATGAGAACAAACATAATAAGAATTGAACACCCTTCTGATGGTATAGGTTTATGGAGATCGGGTTATGATGAGAAACAATATAATACAATAGAAGACCATTCCTGTTATCTAGAAATATCTAAAAGACATATGGATCAAACAAGATTTCCTGCTTTTGCTTTTGATATAGAATTACAAAGACAAATAAGTTGGGAAGATGTTCAAGAATACAATTTTGCATTTAAAGATCTTGCTCAACTTGAAACGGCTTTAACCAGAGAAGAATTGAAGGAATGTATAGAAGCCCTTGGTTTTAAAGTATTTATGTTAGACGTAACAGATTATTATGAATCATCATATCAAATTGTTTTTATAAAAGAATCTATTGTTAACAAAAAGGATATATCATCCATGTTCTTATAATATGAAAAATTTTAAAGAGTTAAGAAAATACTTGGCTGGTATACCAGCCATAAACTATGGGGGTTGTGGATATGCCGCCTTATTTATGTATCAATGGTTAAAGATACATAAACCAAAGTTGGAAGTAGAAATTGTATTTGGATATTGTTATGATACACCTTCTTATCATGACAATGATGCATATTTTAAGGGTGTGCATAGTATTACAAACTCTTGCAGTCATGCTTTTCTGAAAATTAAAAAGAAACATATTGACTGTAAAACAAATATAGATGTAAGACATTATCCATTTAATCACAATATTTCTGATCCTAAATTTGTATTAAAAGCTTTGGAGGATACAGATAATTGGAATTCAAGCTTTGACAGGAGTTGGGTGAGAATAATGGAGAACAACATTGGCATCAAATTATCGGACATTTAAATAGCATTAACACTAAAAACTAAAAAATGACAACAATAATTATAATTCTAGCTTTAATTCTTTCTGGTTCTTTATGTTATTATTTATTTATATATAAATTATCCAGAAAAGAAAAAGAAATAATCAAAGGATGTATTAAACACTATGAAGCTGTAATCCAAATAGCTGAAGTGTCTGATAATTGGGAATACCTAATGACAGTAAATTGTGTGAATGAAGGTCTCTGTAATTATTTATGGTTTAAAAATATACCCAAAAAATTAAGAAAATGGGTTAAAAGAGTTCCATGTAGTTATAGAAAATTTTGGTACATAATACCTTATTATTGTTATTCAAGAGATGAAGCTATTGAGGCTTTACAATACAGGGTAGATAGGATGAAAGAATTACTTCAAAAATACTAAATATATTCCCAAAGTTGTCAGAGTGAGGGAAAAACTACAGTTAAAGACTCTATATTAGAGAACCAGAAACTTCTTAGTTATTAGTCTTAGGGGACAATCAGCTCGAGATGCCTAAGACGTGCTTAGTGTGAGAATCACTAACAAGGAGAATAAATAGAAATAAACTGAATCAGCTAACATGTAGATGGAAACATCATTAGGGTGAAGGGACATAGTAATATGTACAGACCAGCTAGACTCTGGAATAGCTAACCAGACAAAAAGGAATTCTTTTCATTAATGAGCCTTTTTTTGACACTAGGACTTGGAGTTACGAGAAAATATTAAAATGTTGTGGAAAGCTCCAAGCCTTCCCTATCAATTCTCATTAACATTTTAATACTTATTCATATGGTAGACATCAACGCTCTCATGAGCATAGACATGGTGTTGTATAAACAATGCCCAAAAAAACAATTTTACAAAGGGATTTTAGTATTAGATATTACAGATGGTACATACGGAGTAATTGACAGTGTACATGGCAAAATCGCCTATGTACAGTATAAAGATGGAATCCATACCATATCTGTAAATAATCTTCGTCGTCTTGTTGCTACGGATGATAGAAGGCGATGGAATTAGTCGAAACAAATTGACAATTAAAGAGCGTTGGTAGAATAATCAACGCTCTTTTTCCATCTATTATTGTATTACTGTGTAAATCAGTAACAAAGAGAAAGGGTACAAAATTAACTGGGCATAGTTGGTATTAACCCAACATACTAAGCTGGTAGTATAAGTGACTATAAACAGTTTACCTTTTTCTTGGGGCTTATATCTTTGATTATTAGTGAGTTAGCTTACGAGACTAACTTTAAATGAGTCATTCACTGTTAATTCCAGCTTTAGATATAATGGAAACCTAGGCAATGAAGCAGCTTGATAATCAAAGTATTAGTGCGACACAAATAAAAACTAAACATATGAAAAAGGTAAAACTTACCAAAGAGAATGAATTTAATCTCAGAATGCTCTTAATAGGAATAGCTATGGCTTTGCTATTATTACAAAGCTGCAATAAACCAAAATTAAATAATGAGACTATTTATGTCGAATATTTCAAAAAAGGATATATTATATATCCTGATTATGTATGTTCTGACACTATGATTGTAAGAGATCATATAGGTCTTAATAAAGCTTTGGCTTATTTGGAACAGACAAACTCATCATTAGTAGAAACTGATGATGAAATTGACAGTTTATTTCATCAATATTGTATAATTAAACCATAAAAACAATGATAAAGTTAATAATAATGATTTTTGCATATTTTCTTATTTGGTGTGCAATAAATCTAAAACGTAGTGGAACAAGTAAGATTTATTTATTTGATAAACACTGGTGGATACAATTAATATTAGTATCTATAGGTGGTTTAATTCTACACAATATTAAATAACAATATATGAGAAATTTTATAATAACCCACGAAAATGTAGATACTGGAGAGTTCTTTTTCAGTACAGATCATTGTCAAAAGCATAATCTTGGGGATCGCTGGGTTCCATGTACATATGGACCATTACCAGGACATGTAGCTCCAAGACCTTCTCTATCTACTGGTATTATCAATAATAAAGAAGATTATCTTAAGGTATTTGGTGTAAATAAAAAACAAATTCTTAATCCACAACCTGAATATCAGGCTTAAATAACAATTAAAATTCAAGCTTATGAAGCAAAGTTATACCCAGATAGAGGGTAAATTCTATCAAGAATGTGATATTATTATGCTATCTACTAATACAGATAGTGTTGTAAAAAAACAAATATCAACAGGTATATTAGATTATAGTCCTGCTATGATGAAAATGAAAGAAAAAGATTGGGAAAATCAGCATCTCTACTTTATCTCTGATGAAGAGATTAAAAAAGGTGATAAAGTATATCATTTACCATCTAAAGAAATAGGTGAAGTATTAGAAGTAAAAGATAAAACATTATTTATACAATATCCTTCTGAACAAGTAATCTGTGTAAAATATAACTGTAAAAAGATAATAGCTACTACAGATAAACTACTAACTTGTAATGGTGTTAAAAGAGAAGGAGAAAGCTGTACTTACAATAATAATTGTAAATTTCCTAAATGTCAATTACCAAGACCTTCTAATGAGTTTCTCAAGAAATTCTGTGAACTGGGTGGTATTAATAAAGTGTTAATTGAATACACAAAATATCAAGAGTATAATATGCCTTATAAAATGTCTTTAAAAATAGCTCCAGATAATACCATCACTTGTAAGCCTATAAGTAAATCTCATTCAGAATTATGGGATGATGCTTTTAGAGTGCTTTGGAACAGAGATGTTTCTGAAGGTACAAAAGAAGCCATGATTCGTGAAAAGTATAAAATTTCTTTGAAATAAACTTCTTAAAGACTATTAGTAAAAAGCTCCTATCATGGAATTAATTACTCTTCAGAAAATATAAGTAGGATTATATAGAATTCGTTGATGCGTGTCGCACAAACTCATGTTTCATATATAATTCACTAATAGTCTTTATTTTCTTTCTTAATCAATTAAAACTAAATTATAATATGAAATATTTATTCCATTTACTTGGATTTTTAGTAGCAATTTTTATTTGCCAATGGTCATTTAACCACATTCATGCGTGGGTTGGAGTTGGCTTAATGGTAGTCACTGCATTAATTTTTATCAATTACTTAATCAATCAAATCAAAAAAACAATGAAAAAAACAAACATGATTTTGATAGTTGCGATACTATCGTTAGTTGCCATATCTTGTGGAACAAGAGTTGAACCAAATTATCAGGGTGTATTGATGGAAAACTATGGTAAGAATGGTAAAATTGATTTTTTACAAAAATATCGTAACTATGCCGTAGTTACGGTAAGAAAATTTTAGTGTATGGTGGACTCTCATCCTGTCAAAGGGGTGGGAGTCACTTTACTTAACCGGGCTAATTAATCAAGTGGTAAGATAACAGTCTGCAAAACTGTGTTCACTGGTTCAATCCCAGTATTAGCCTCTAAAAATATAAAATTATGCAACAGAAAATTGATAAATTACTTAAGATTTTAAGAGAAAGATACATAGAAGAAGAAAAAGTTAATTGTTTAGAAGGAGGGTTTGCAAGTTTTGATAAAGGAAGAGATCGTAGTGATCCTCATTTTAAAATGTGTATTCCTAGTAACAATGAGAATGGAAGTCTTTTTCAATATGATGAGAAAGAAGATACTCTTTGTGTATGGGGAAGAGGAATAGGACTTGTTTATAAACAAGGGTATTGGGCTGCTAAAACAGGAGAATCTGGTCCACAGTATATACCAATAGAAATTTTATCACCTGAAATTTATTAAAACAAAAACAAACTATTATGTTAAAAAAATTTGATGATGAAACATATCAGTTTTCAACTGGTAGATTCATAACACCCAATTGTGATGTTATTGGTATTGATGAAAATGGTGATTTACATGAAGGGTATGATAATATGATGGAACCTAAATTAGAAGATGAAGATGGTACAATAGAGGTTGATCATGATAATACGGATTTTACACCTATTGAAAAACATGAACTTGCTCAATATATGATAAGTTTATGGAGTAAATTATTATTACAAGAACCTCAATATTAAATACTATGGCAATACTAACTAAAATAGAAGCTCACCGATATGGTGAAAATCATCCTAATGGTATTAATATAGGATATAAAAGAGAGTCGAAAATATATGATCCTGAGCCTATTATAGGTGAAAGTTATTTTATTGGCTCATTTGGTTCATCTCCTGTAACTGAAATAATATCTAAAGATGATAAGGGATTTGTATTTAAAACAAAAAATTCAACTTATAAAATAGAGTTATGATAACACAATTAACCCCAGATATAAATGGTAAGAGTATAAACTGTATTATAGGAGGTGAACCTATAAATAACGCAGTGATTGTATATGAGGATTTAAGATATTATATCTTACAAGATGTTCATAGTGGTTCTTTCCCCCCTACTATAAAAGCAAGTAAATTTGGTAAAAAACTATCTTGGTGTGTAGGAAGAGGTAATAAAGGGGATTTATTCAGAAATCAAACAAGTAACATTCAAATTATAAATCAAGAATATGAGCTATATTAAAAGTTTAACAACAGAAATGGATGGCAAACACATAACTTGTAAAATAGAAAATACAGTAATAAGTGATGCCAGGATAGTATTTGAAGAAGATAATTACTATATAGTACAAAACCTTAAAAATGGTTCTGATTGTAATGAGAAACTTGGATACAAATACAGTTGGGTTGTTAGTGATGGGACTCCATATGCTATAGAAACCAATAGTGTAACTAATATTCAATTGTTAAATTCTGATTACGAAATTTATTAATTATGATAACAGATCTTATTTACTGTCCTGAATGTGATGTTTGGGAAGTAGAGTCACATATACATAAACCAATTTTAATTAACTAAAAACTAGGAAGCTATGTCATTAAGAACATCAGGTGGAGTTTTTTCAAGAAGAAAAACAGCTCTACATTATCTGCAAAACCAGTTAAAAACAGGTCAAAAACCTTCTAAAGAAGGTCCAGTTCCTTTAACTGATAAAGATACAGAAAGGATTAAAAAAGAAATAACAACTTTACAATCACGAATCTAAAACATTTACCATGCCAAAAAATCGTTTGATAATCAGCTTTTGGGATACTACTCCCTCAAAACACAAAATTTACAATGAATCCATGAGATGTACATCTGAAGCAGGGGCTGATAAAATCATAGCCCGTAGACCAGATAAAAGTATGTCTCATGCCAGATATTTCGATAACACTGGACAGGAGATTGTATATAATTTTAATCACTTAGATCCTCAATAAACAAATATATATAAAATAATATAGGTTCAGGTGGTAGGGGAGGGAAGAAATTCTCTCTCCTTTTTAAAATATAAATTATGAGAAACTTACAACTTTGGTACATCAGACATTTTAAAATTATTAACATCAAGAAAGCTAATCAATTACATTTAAAACATTTTCGTAATATATATGGAAATGGTATAAATCATTTGAATTGCAGATCTTTATGGGTAGATAAACAAAATAGAGTGTACAGAGTTCAACAATTATTAATAACTAAATCTATTTGATATGGAACATTTTTTCAAAATAGTAGATAAAAGAGATGGGGAAAGTATTTATGATTCAAGAACTCCTTATCATACTGAAGCAATAGCTCTTGAACAAGGGGAAGAATTGCGTAGAGAATTAAGAGTATCTTCTGTAAATTATAAAGTAATAGCTGAACCTGCTATGCAGGAAGCTTAAAATAAATGGTAATCGCAGACACTTCTAGAGAGGTGATTAGAAGAAAGGGGTTCGACTCCCCTGTCCTCCACAATAGCTATGGCTAGTATTGCCAAGTCCTATATCCTTGAGTAAGATATAGGCAAATTAATTGGGGGACATTTGGCACTTGATTCTAATATTACGACTAGGAGAGATTATCAGTAAACCTAAAAGGCAGAGTAATCTCCTTCAAAAGGTCAGCTATGAGAATAGCTGCCTAATTTGCGAAGTAATTCCTACGAAACTGGGATTAAACCCCTCATCATTTGGTGAGGGGATTTTTATCATTTCACCAATAAATTAACATAAAAATGAAAACAATGTTTTTCAACTTTACAGAAGGTAAAGAAGTAAATCCTTTAGAAGGGATTAAGAAGTTCTTTATTAACCCTATTAATCCCAAATTATATCTCAAACTAAAAATTGAGAAAATTTGTGAGAGTATTAAACCTCATTACGGTTTTGATAGGGGATTACCTGTATTTATATATCCTTTAGCAGCATTAGGTTTGGAAACATGTACTGTTTCTTTTGCCACACCTACTAATGGAATGATAATTACTAAAAGAGGTGCTATCTTGTTTCATATACAAGGTGAATTTTTGGTTGTAGATTCGGTTTTGGATAAGGTTTGTTAGTTTTCAGTGTACCCTCTCCTTCTTTTAATTAGGAAGGGGAGGGTTTTTAAATTTTAAAATTATGCAAATAAATGATATAGTTGTATGTTTACCTGGGTTTAATAACTCAGATACAGATAAAGGAAAGCTTTTAAAAGGAGGTACAGGTTATAAAGAAGGTCTTATTGTTAAAATAAGAACAGTTGAGGAAATAATAATAAACGAAACTTCTCCTATTATTTGGACAGATTGTGGAAGAGGTATATGGGGACAAGCTGTAAGACCTGCTACAGCTTATGAGATACAAGGTTTTAAAAAAGGTATTACATACATAAAAAATATAAAATATGAGCCAGAATATTATTAATATACCAATAGATACATTTTTACCTTATAGATGTGTTACCTGGGATATTAGAACAGATAATGCTTACAGGCATTGGCGTAAAGAAAAATATAAGATATATGGTGAAGCAACATATGGTGATGAAGAGTATTACTGTATAGAAGAACCAGATTATCCTGGTGAGAATTATTACATGGTAAGAAAACAAGATTTGTTACCTTTTAGAGAGTATGCATATGAAATATACTGATTTAATTCCTGGAAAGTATTATTATACTGATTGGGTAGATGGTGAAGGTTATAAATATATATTACAATATACTCCAAATAAGTCTGATAATATAGATTTAACACATAACAAATTTTATAAGGCAAGTGGTTGTTTTGAAAGAACTGATGTAGTATTTAGAATTGCTACACCTTTTGAAATACAATGGTTACAAATGTGCCAGAAAAAAAAACAAATATATTGAATTTAAAGAGCCTATTTATGAACTATACTGATTTAATACCAGACCAATATTATTATACAGAGCATTGGACACATTACCCTTATATATTTAAAGCTGATAATTTAGAACATTGTATGCATTTAGGTGTTAGAGATAAATTATTAGGCTCTTCTGCAAATTTTTCAAAAGTCACTAAATACAGACTTGCTACTTATCAGGAGATAGTTTGGTTTGAATTGTGTAAGAAAGCAGGTAAATATATTGAGAAACCCATTTTTGAAGAAGAAATTTATTAATTATGTATTATATAAAATGTAATTATGCTTGGAATAATCGAGCAATAATAGGGAAAATATATGAAGTTGAGGATTTAAATACGAATAGTGGGTTTTCTTGTTATACATGGGCTAAGCTTTTAGAAAAACAATATCCTGTAAATAAAAATGCTTTTGAAATAGTATTATTAGAAGAAGAAATATATTAACTTATGGGAGAGAGACAGAATATAAAGAAGCTAATCTATGCGGAACAAGCTAAATTTCCTGCTGATAAAGAGAAAATAGCAGAATTAAACAGGTTATTAAGAAAACATCCACCTCTTATAGAGGATGAAAAAAGGTATAACTTTACAAACAGATTATATGAAAGAAAATCAATTTAAAATAGGTGATACTATAACTATACATAAAGAACCAAGTATGTGGTCTTCTGAATTATCCGATAAAAATCCAAAAAAAGGTATAATATATCCTTGGAAAGGCATCATAGAAGGATTAAAAACAACTGAAATAGGACTAAATGGGTTAATCAGTGGTTATGGTTTTTCTATGGATCATATAAAAGATTACACAATAAATTCAAATACATATGAAATCTACTAAATTTCACTATCTTTGTTCAGAAGAAGTAAGATTGGATAAAGATGTAAGGCTATTAATATTAAACCCTATAATGGGAAGAAACTATGTAGTCCCATATTATAGTAATAGTCCACCTAAATCAGGTAAGATTCTATATGGTTTTAAAACAAAAAGACTAAAATGAAATATTATAAAGTATTAAAAAGCTGGGATTACTATTCGGAAGATTCTGAAGAAATTCTTTTCAGCTATATAAAAGGAAGTTATATAACAGAAGATACTTTTCCCGAAAGGAATTTTGGTAGTTATGGAAGTTTTGAGGATTACTATGAAGAAGTTAAAGAAATTCCTTACGAAGAAATATATTAAACAAACAAACCATATATGAAAAAAGAAAATGAAATCCCAATTGGTACAAGAGTAATGTTAAACCCTACATCTAGATGGGTAAATAGTGGATCATTAAAACCAACCAGTAAAAATCCTTTAAATATAAAAGGGACTATAGATGGTTATAATAATAATGATGATACATATGAAGTTGAGTGGGATAATTGGGGACTGAATTCTAATTACAAAATAGGAGAAGACCTAATTATATTAGGTGAAAATTTAAATCAAGAATTTTATTATTAATAATTAAAAACAAACAAAATGGCAACAAAAGCAAAAAACATGGAAGTAGCAACTGCAACACAATTTACATTGGAAGAAGTTCCAAATTTACTTCAGCAGGTAAATGATCAAATTAAAAAACTTAAAGGAGATAAAGAGAGGGCTGCTAAGATAACCACCCCTTTGGGAGCATTCGGGATAATTTCCGATATTAAGGATCCTGCTCGTTTAATGGATGCTTATGCATTCATAACAAGGAAAGCGGCTGCTTATGCAGAATTTACCCCTGTATTTCAGGAAGTAGATAGCTTAACTCCTATTAAAGCTTTTACTGAAGGTGGTCATTCTTTAAAGCAATGGCAGGATGAAATCATGGCTCAGTACAGGGAAACTACTTTTGAATCTAAACTGGCTAAGTTGACCGAAGCTAAGAGGATTTTGGAAGAGAACCTAAGCAGGGAGCAAAAGTTTGTTGCTTCTATGCAAAACATTAAAGATTTGTTTGCATAATCTTCCATTTTTAATAATAGCCCTCACTTAATTGTGGGGGCTATTATTTTAAATTTTTTATCATTGAATTTGAATAATTATGAAATATACTAAAGAGTATTATGGAAAAAATAAAATAGTTTTACAGATTGGTCTTGATGAGGAATTAAGACAATTGGCTTGTGAGTTATTAGGTATAAAATCTTTATCAAATTTATATGCTGGCATGTGTATTAATCTAGGGATTGGGCTACACTGTAATGAGGAATGGTATAGGGAGCATGATTATATTATTATATCAAAAGAAGAATTTTATCAACATCAAAATATAAATAAAGCATATGAAATATATTAAAGGTACTTATTACCATATTATTTATAAGTATGTAGATCCATTTTTAGCTTTTTGTCTAGAGGATAATGACAAAAAGATATGGGCAAAAATTGTAAATTTTGACGGATCTACTGGTCCAATTCAGGAATTGATTTCTTTTGTAGAAGCTAAATTGGCAACTCCTAAAGAAATAGCTTATTTTGAACATATACAAGCAGGGAATGAAACATCTTTTGAGGGGTTTAATTATAAAAATGATGAATATGAAATACTGTATTAAAAGAGTAGGAAATATTTCAGAAATGAATGAATTTTTTACAAAATTAAATGATAGAAAGTACTTTTCTATTAATTCTTCTTTTGAAGATGAGTATTATTATTATCATTATCCTTTATGTAATAACAAATGTATATTCCTAGGAAAACAAAAAGGTTATAAAGAAATATCCTTTGAAGATTTTAAAAGAGTTTATAATCAAAAAGAAATCATAGAATATGAAATATATTAAAGGAGATTATATAGTCTTATTAACTACTTGTGTTGGAGTAGAAGATATTTGGCGAAGTATACCAATAGGGTATGTTTACAAACTTACTAGAAACTTTGATTGGTTTGCTTTATGTATAGAAAAGAATATGAATGGAAATTTTGATGGTTGGTCTATAAGTAATTCAAAAGAGAATAAAATATCACATGGTAAAATGACAGTTAGGGCTGCTGCACTATATGAAATTGAGGACTATATAAGAGCTGGTAGACCAGTAAAAGCGAATCAAATAAGGGCATACGAAATTTATTAAATAATTAAAACTTAATATCATGAAATATCAACTTGTTTATCAATCTTCTAACTACAAAGATTTTCCTAAACCAAAAGTAGGCGAACCTGGGTTTTTTAGAAAACTTGCTAATAATCGTAATAATTGTGAATTACAAGATGCTAAAAAACGTATTAGAAAGAATTTACATGGTGGGTATAATTATACACCATCCAGAGCTTATTTTAACTTTATTCAAAAACATACTGTAAAAACCTTTTCTGGTATTTTATGGAATAAAAATATTTAACCATGTTAGTTTTAATTATATTAATAGCTATTATAGTTGCTACCATTATTGTATTTGAACCAAATATAGACATTACTACTGAAAAAGAAGTACTCTTATGGTTCAATAATAGTGGTTATAAAAGGAAATTTATAAAATTGTTTAATTTATGACAAAGAAAGAAATCTTAACAAAACTAATTAGAAAATATAACTTAGTTTTACGTGAAATAAAACCTGTTAAAGACTATAGAGAGATACTTAGAATTGTTGATAATCATAATTGTGGAATGGGAATATGTACTGTGACTGATGCCAATTTTAATGTAAGCATATATAATAAAGCATGGGTAAATAGAGAAAAAACAGATAATTTCTATTGGCATACTTATCCCAATGAGGTAACTAGTAAAGCTGAAATTATTGATTGCTTACAATTTAGAGTTGATAAAATGAAAAAAATACTAAAAACCTGTAAATGAAGAGTAAAGAACAGAAGTTAATAGATATATGTTTTTCATTATGTATATCTCAACTTATAGATATGAAGAAGTATCCCGAAATATGGAAAAATAAATCTATACCAGAAGTAGCTGAATGGATTACTGATCAATTAAAACAATGTGGTTTTGAAACTTTTCCAATAGGTTCTTCATGGGGAGTATTAATAGAGGATAAAGATTTACTAAAAAAATTAAAGGGGGGAATATGAATATAACATTAGAAAAATACATAAAAGTACTTAATGCAGGATTTTCACTGGATATACTGTATTTGTTAAAACTTATTAAAGATAAAGTAGATATAACAGATGCTATCCTTCTTCCTAAAATAGGAGCTATTAACCAGATGTTATTAAGAAAACAATTAATAACTGAAGACAATCAGGTTACTATGTCTGGAGAAGAGTTATTGTCTTATATGGAAGACGATGGAAACCCTAAAGAGTTAGTTAAGAGGTTGAAAACCAATGATTTTGAGAAGTGGTGGGTTACTTATCCTGCAACAAACATGTTTGTTTATAAGAATAAGACCTTTAAAGGTACTCAAAGTAAAAGAGTTAAGAAGCTGGATTGTAAACAATTGTTTAACAAGTACATTAATGAAGGTTTTACTGCTGATGATATAATAAATGCTACTGAATATCATATTCAAATGGCAAAGGATTTATCTTTTAAAAAAGGAGAAAATCAGATAAGTTTTATAGGTAATTCCTATAGATATTTAAATGAGAAGATGTTTCAACCTTTTATTGAGATTTACAAACAAAATATTAACAAACAACCTGAACAGGTTGGAAATGCTGTAGATATATGAAATATACAATAGAATATCTAAAAAGACACCCAGTAGCTGTTAGTTGTGTAACTGAGGAACAATTTTTAAAAGTTACTAAATTATTAGAATTATCTTTTGCTGGTAGAACAGATTATTGGGAATCTTACAAAGAAAGAACTAAGGTTAGTTACACTTTTAGGACTGGTGGACCAATTCCTCATCCAATAGGAGATGATTGCTATGGTTCTAATTTTGATGGGTTTGATATTATATCAGCAGAAACACTTTTTTTAGATAATCAAATTTTTGAAAATTATGAGATATACTAAAGATAATATAAACGGAGTTACTTTTAGAGTAGGAGAGCGAGGTACTGCCATATACATAATAGATCCTAATTATAAAGATACCAGAAGCTTGTCAAGAGTAAGTGGACATTCTGTAGAAAGTATATTACGAGAATTAAATAGTAATAACTGGATTGAAGTTATACAAGTTGATGGGGAATGGGTAAAAGGACAAAAATTTTTAGAACCTGAAATATACTAATATGTTAACAAAAAAAGATATAGGTAAGAAAATAGTTATGTTTAGAAAAATAGAAGACAAAGACTGGGGAATGATTAGTAAAATAAAAGTAAGATGTAAAGTAGGAGAGCCTGTTACACTCAAACATATAGCAATAAATAACCAATTTAGTAGTTTACACACAGATAAAGACGGTTATTACCCTGCTCATTGTTTTAAATTATTTGAAGAACCTTACGAAATTTATTAATTATGGAAAGATTTAAAAGAATAGATAAGAGTATTTCTGCTCATTGTTGTTTTGCATATTCAATAGTAGATACCAAAGATGGTCTTGAAGATTTTGGAAAACCAGAAGATAATTACTGGAAAACAACAGTATGTGAGTGTTTTGAAGAAGAACATGCTGATATGATTGTTAAAGCTTTAAATGAATTATATGAAAAAGAAATATGATCTTTTACTTAAAAAGCTAAAAGAAGATAAAAAAATGTGGATGTCCAGATTAACTACTACTTGTGATGTACATCTAGTAATGGATAAAGAATTTAAAGCTTATACAGAAGAGCTTATTAGTAACATTATAAGAGTTAATAATCAAATCTATACTCTTGAAAAACTTACAGAAAAATGAAAAAATTAGAACCTAGGATAATTTGTAATAGAATACAAACTCCAGATGGTACAATATTAATATCTCACCATAGACATGATTATCAGACTTATACAGATAAGAATGGATTAGAGTATATGGTAGATGGGGGACAAGATTATTTAAGAAGAAATGTTCATTATGAAGCTCCTCATACTGAATTATCAGTATATGATACAGCTCTTTTTGAAGAAATAAGGAAAGTATTTCATAGAGGAGGAAGAGGAAAAGATGGTAGACAACCTTTAACTTGGATTCCTTTAGATCAGATGTCTGATGAATGGGTAAAAGCTTGTATTGTATATAATAAAGAAAGAGGGTTAAATAAATCCTTTGCAAGTAAAATGTATAGAAAAGAACTTAAATATCGTAAAGAAAACAATATAAAAATTCAAGAATGAACATTCTACAATACATAGAAGAAGAAAAATACTATCTTAAAGACACTAAAGAAGGAAAAAGATGGTATTCTACTAAAAACAGAGGTTTATATGATAAACCAGCTCCTGTATTTACTCATGAAGAATTAATTAAAAAATATGAAAAAGAGTCAAATAAAGAATAAAATCCTAAATTTATCAGAAGATGAGGCTAAAGATATGTTACAGAGAGTAATAGAAGATAGTTATACAATTGTTCAGTGGCCTGAAAGTCAGGATTTAATGGAAAAATCCTGGTTTAAAAAGGAAGCTGTTCTTGATATAAGTCAGATTCATGGCTCAAGTGCCTATTTTGTCCCAACTTTTAAAATTCTTTAATATGAAATTAACAATAATACAAACACCCGATTATATATTGGGTGTAGATAAAGAAGCTATCTTACGTGATGAAGATATTCACATATCTCCAATAAGAGAAGGGATAATGAATACCTTTATTATAGATAATAAGATAGGAAACGATAATTATAAATCAAAACCATTAGATAGAAAAGATTGCTGGAAAGTAATAGCACATACTCCTCTTAATGGTAATAAAGGATTAGAAGGAGTTTGGTCGTTACCTGAGTTTGAATCTCTTGATTACGAGTTTGATAGGAAATTTATGTTCCCTAAAATATCTCCTATAATTGAAAGATTGAGAAAAACAGACTATGAGGCTTTTTTAGATATAGGTGGCAAATTATATGATGCTTGTTTTGATTTTTACAAATCTTCAGGTAGTTATACTGAGGAAGATATGAGGAAAGCTATTGTAATGGCTGTTACAAGTAAAACAGATTTTATCCCTGATATGTGTAATGAAATTATACAATCACTAAAACCATTTCCAATAGAGTTTGAAGTGGAGATGGAGGAATATGGTTATGAACCTGTTATTGGAAAATTTCCTAATTATGAAGTTAATCCAAATCCAAAATTATTTAGACCAAAAATACTTAACAATATTATTCAAGGTAAATATATTTGGAAGCAATTAAACTAATTTAATATGACAATAATTGAAAAAAATATTGAGATAGCTGAAATGATTGGATGGAAAAAGGGCATGTTAGGAGAATTTGTAAAATCTGATACTAAAGCTGATAAAGAAGGAATGGTTAATATTATACCACCTTTTGGATTAAAATTCGATACAGATGCTAACTGGCAGTTTGAAGCGATTGATTGGGTGGAAAAACAAGGTTATCCAGTAACTGTATGTCAAGAATATTGTCAGATTGATACTAACTATCAACCCTATAATGAAATTATAGGTTGTGAAGGAAAAAACAAGAAAGAAGCAATATTTAAAGCACTATTTCAGTTCTCTCAATACTTAAAACAAAAGAAATGAAAAAAAAAGAAAAATAAACAAAGGTCTTTTACATGAAGCAATGGATAGAATTTCAATTATTAATGCAAATCTAAATGATTATGTAATTAATAATAAAGAAGTTAAGAAATTAGTAAAGAAAAAGATTGAGAAAGCTATGGATAAACTAAGTGAAGCGTATCAAGAATTAGGACAGCATATGTAAAATAAAAGAAATGAACATAAAAGAAATAGCTTTACAGAAGAAAGCAGAGTATGAAAATGACTATACAGCATGGTGTGTAAGTAATCCAGGAAAAATAATGAATGGATTATCTAGCATGGCTATAGGAGCTGAACTTGCTTCTTATTGTGATACAAAAGAAGATTTGGGTACTCTTATTAAGGTATATAGTGGAAAGGCTGCTAATGCCACTGGTCCACATGGTCATAAGTTTTTAGTTGATGCATTTAAGGAAATATTAGAAATATACAATAATGAATAAGTTAAACACTCTCAGAGATGAGAAAGCAGACGAACTTTATGAACAATTATCCAATGGAGAAAAAGACTCCCATCCATCAATGAGTGTGGAACGAAATAAATATAAATACTTAATTGAAAGGAAGGATACAAATGAATGGTATTGTATAAATATTACTGGGTATTATGGTACTACTTACGAAGGAGAAACATTTGGGGAAATCCCCGATAAAAAAAATGATTGGACAAACAATGCGAACGATGCACTTCAATTCAATAGCAGACAAGAAGCGGAGCTGTTTATTAAAGGACAGGAATATTTACACGATGTATTACATTTCGACTGTGAAATAACAGAACATGAGTTTATTTCGGAAAATGCAAATCCCTCTCCATCGCCAATAACCCAAACTACTACTTCAATGAGTGCGGAGCAGGGATTGTGCAGATGGATTAAGGCAAGTGAAAGGTTGCCTGGTATAGGTAAGGTTGTTTTAGTGAAATATTTTGACATCTATCAGGAATTGTACTATAAAAATAAAGTATGGTTTGTAAAAGGAACTAACCTTGTAGCTTATTCAGAGTGCTTTAGCTTACAACTTGAATGGCTTGAAACACTTTCCACCGCCCCAACGGTAAAGGCAGATGGTAGAAAGCCATATAATGAAGATGGCACATGTAAAAAGTGCGGTGGCAATCAATGTGATTCAGATAGCCATAAATAATAATCCCCACCGATAACAGAATAAGATAAACTACACACAATAATTTACAACACCCAAAACAAAGTAAACAAGTAACAGGAAGGAAAATAAAGTTTCAAAAAGTATTGAAAGTTTTGTAACTTGCATATAAAATAGGCAAATTTAAGTTGGGTTCAAAAAAGGAGAAGGTGAGAGGGGATGGTAGTTATTGATATTTTAGAAATTGAATTATATGAAATATATTAAATTATGAATAATAGTTTTGAGTTATTAAAAAAGGAGGTACAGGCAGGTATTGATGGTAGAAATAGTGGTATTCCTATGGGGTTTGATAGGTTGAATAAATATATAGGAATAAGAAAACGTATATACACATTGTTATTTGGGGCAACAGGTAGTGGAAAGAGTGCATTTTGTCATTCCGCTTACATTCTTAATCCATTTGATTGGTGGTTATTGAATAAAAATAAAACACCTATTAAACTAAAAATAATACTTTTTTCTATGGAAAGAAGTAAAATGTATACTATAGCTAAATGGGTAAGTAGAAGAATATTTCTTGAAAATAATATATTAATACCAATTCCTAAGCTTTTAGGTTGGTGGGAAACAAAATTAAGTTCTGATGAACATGATTTGTTTACTATGCAAAAAGATTATATAAATGAGTTATGTGAAGTTTGTGAGATAGTTGAAGGTTCTCAAAATCCAACAGGCATATATAAGTATGTTAAAGATTATGCAGAGAAGAATGGTAAAATAGAACAAATAAGTGAGTATAAGAAAATATATATTCCAAATAATGAAAATCATATAGTAATTCCAATTGTAGATCATTTAGGACTTACCAGACCTGAAAAGTCAATGAATAAAAAAGAAGCAATTGATAAAGTTAGTGAATATTTTCAAATGTTTAGAGATTTTTATAGCTATACTCCTGTAGCTGTGTCTCAGATTAATAGAGATTTAAGTAATCCTATATATCAAAAAATGGATAGTTTTGAGCCAAATTTAGACCAAGTAAAAGAAAGTGGAAAACCTTCTGAAGACAGTGACTGTGTAATTTCTCTATTTCAGCCATATAGGTATAAAACTACTGACCTTAGTTATAATATAAATAATTTCATTGATCAAAGTACTGGAGGTGACTATTTTAGAAGTATTAAAATATTAAAAAATACATACGGGGAGTCAGATTTAAGAGTGGGAATGGGATTTATGGGTTCTACAGGTATATTTAAAGAATTGCCAAAAGCAAAAGATATGGAATTTTTTAATTATGATACGTTATTCAATAATAGTTTTTTTAACACTTAAAATTAACTAATTTTAAAAAATGAAAAAATATTATAATACAATAGAAGAACTTAAATATGCATATGAGAACAGTAATATGCCTGAAGAACAATTACAAAAAATTATTAATAACGGTAAATTATCTAATACAGATAATATATATTATAAACTAAAGGGAGACATGTCTTTTGACAAAGCCAGAGTATGTATAAGAATTTGGAAAAAAATACCTAATTACGAAATTTATTAATATGAATGCACAATTATTTCAGGAAGAACAGGGATGTTTTATACCTTATAAAAATCTAATAAGAGGTGTTGTATATGCTACAACATATCCAGATCAAGGTTGGTACATATTTAAACATGGGGAAGGACATACTTGGTGGTCTTCTAAATATGCGAGTATAGAACAAGGAGAGGATGATTTTATTCCTAGTAATGGGTTTTATATGTTTAGATTGCCTACTTCAGATGAATTTAATAAATTAAATAGTACAAAATTAGAAGAATATGAAATTTACTAGAAATAATTTACTAGGAGTGGTTTATGATCCTGGACCAGACTATACTAAATGGTGGGTATGTAAAGTAGAAGGAGAAATTACTTATATTAGAGATTATATAAATCAAAAAGAATATCCTTTTGCCCAAATAAACTCATACACAATGGATAAGTTATTAAATTATTTAAATAGTGGACATTTACAATTTATGTGTTATGCTAATCAAGAATCATTAAATTACGAAATTTATTAATATGAAAAATTTAAAATTTGGAAAAGATGTCTTTGAAGGAGATATTTGTGTTTATATAGGGAGTGGTGGTTGTAGATGCATTATTAAAGTAGCTAGAGAGGGTTATTGTAATGAATATATTGATTGTAATAGAATATATCGTTCCTCAGGAGGAAGTTGTTCAGGTAAGTGGGTAGAGGCTACACCTGAAGAAAAATTATGGTTACAAGCCTGTATTTCTGCTGGGGAACTAGTTGATAAACCTAAATTATATAATTATGAAATATACTGATTGTATACCAGGTAAAGTATATAAAACTTGGTTTAGAGATTTGGATTATCATGTAATTAAATTTACTGAAGCTGATGAAAAAGGTTATTTTAGAGGTGAAGGTGTTTATATAGGGAAGGAAAGAAGAAAAGATGAAGGTGATGAAAGTAATGGTTTATGTGGTTTTAAGTATCAATGGCAATTTGGAGAACCCTCAGAAAGTGATTTACAAGCTTTTTATAATAAGTACCCTGAATTAAATAAAAATATAATTTATGAGTTATACTAAAGTAATAGATATTAAAACCAGAAAAGAGATAATTATTTCAGAAATACTAGATCCTTGGGAAGAATGGGAACAAGATTTGGAAAAGGCTATGGATAAAGGAGCTACTATTCCTGAATTTATAGAAGTTTGTAAAAACAAATTTAAATTAGAAAAGAAATGAAGTTTACTGAAAATACTACTCTAGAATATAATAAAAATATATCAGAAGAGCTGTTTAATTTATTAATAGAAGATCTTAAAAAACAAGGATTTGTAAATTATAATCATTGTAATTTTAATAAAAGTACCTTATACAAAGATTGGAAACGAGAAGGGTTTTTTAATATATGTCCTAAAAAACTTTATATTACTGGTAAGTATTTTGCTATAGATAATAATGATCAATATATAAGTTATTATATTTATTTAAGGGACATACTTTATTTACTAAAAGAACCAGATTATGAAATATACTAAAGAATATTTAAAAAAACATCCAACAGCAGTGTTTGTTGGTAATAATGCGGATATTATTGCTAGAGTTAAGAGTATTAATGGACATTCTTATACTGATCACCCTGTGTATAAAGAAAAACATTGTATAAATTTGATGAATAGTTGTCATTCTAGTAAGGAATGGTATGAAAAAAATGGTTATACAGTAATAACATTAGGACAATTTCTTCTGAATATAAACTCATTAGCATATGAAATATATTAATTATGGAGTTAAGAGATAACCAAATAGAACCAGTACAAAAAGGTATTGATTTTTTCAAACAGAAGAAATCAGTACCTTCTATTATTCTTGCCCCTTGTGCGTTTGGAAAAAGTATCCTTATCAGTAAGATAGCTCATGAAGTGGGGGAGAAAATGCTGGTATTACAACCTTCAGCAGAACTTTTGGAGCAGAATTTAGAAAAACTTAGATTATTAGGAGGTGATGCAGCAGTATTCTCAGCCTCATTAGGAAGAAAAGAGATGGGAAACCTGGTCTATGCAACCATAGGTAGTATAAAGTTACTAGGAGCCTCTTTTAGGGGTTACAAATTAGCCATAGATGAGGCTGACCGCTACCCACGAGATATGGATAGTATGTTGGGTAAATTCCTTAAAGATAGCCAGATAAGTCATATATTAGGTTTTACAGCTACTCCTCTGAAGTTACAAACTAACTCTTTTAATATGCAGAGTTATTCTATTCTGAAAATTCTTACCTCAAGGAGTAAAAAAGGTAATCTTTTCAAAGAAATCATTCATGTTTGTCAGATACAGGAAATGGTTGAAAAAAAATACTGGAGTCCTTTAATATATGAAAGTCACTTATTTAATAAGGATTTGCTTGTTTTTAATAGTACAAAAGCTGAATATACTGAAGAATCTATCCAGAGAGCTTATATCTTCAATAATGTAGAAGAGGCTATTTTAGATAGAGTAGATAGAGCTTTAGATAGAAAAAGTATTCTTATCTTTGTCCCTTCTGTAGCAGAAGCTCAAATTTTAGCTAAGAAAATTCCTGGTGCAGAAGCTGTATGGGGAGATATGGATAAAAAAGAAAGGAAAAGGATAATAGATGGATTTAAAGACCTCTCTATCAGAGTAGTTGTTAATGTTAATGTATTATCTATAGGATTTGACCATCCACAATTAGATTGTATTATAGGAGGAAGATCAACAGCTTCATTATCATGGTTTTACCAGGCTATGGCTAGAGGAACTAGGATTCACCCTTTAAAACAGGATTGTCTTATAGTTGATTTTGTAGGTAATATAGACAGATTTGGTAGGTTAGAATCTCTGTATTACAAAAAAGAGAAGATTTGGAAGTTATATGGTGAAGGAGGTAAACTTTTAACTGGTACACCAATAGACCAAATAGGTACAAAAACAGAAGAAACTGAGCAAAAAGATGCTACAGACCCTGAAGTAACCTTTGGTAAACATGGTGGCAAAAGAGTATCTCAAATACCTAATGACTATCTTCAATGGATGTTGAAGAATATAACCTGGACAAAGTATAATAAACATATTTATAACGCAATAAAAAAGAAATTATGTGTTTCAATTTAAGAAAAACAAAAGAAACATTTGAAGAACATATAGAAATAGCTCAGGAAGATATAATTGTATGGAAAGTGATGGGGTATAAATCTAAATATCTTGGGTTATGGAGAAGATTTTATTCTTATTATCAAGAATTTGTATATAGACCTAATAAAATATACACAGTTAATGAGTTTACCTATTCTTCTTATTTTAATAATCGATATTATGAGATATACCAGGGTTTTCACGCTTATTTAACATATGATTATGCTTATGTTTTTTCGCCTCTTTGGACAGAAGCTGCTTCTAAAGCTAGATTTGTTAAATGTATTATACCAAAAGGAACAGAATACCTTAAGAATAATACAGAGATAGTTTCTAAGGCTATAAAAATTATAAAATGCGTGAAATAAGACAAGATATATTAAATGATTATAATGCATTTTTAGATGGTTTACAGGATAATGTGGGTATAATAGAGTTAATGAAAAAGAACTTTGAAAACAAGATTGATTCACTAATAAAAACAATATATGAAGAAAAAGAAGAAAGAAAAAATTAGACCAATTATTGCAGGGTTTCCTATTGCAAAGAATGCTTTTTTTAATGAGATGTGGGATTGGAAAACTTTAAAAGATATTTTTGTAAATCTAAAATAAAATAGTACATTTGTAAAAAGAAAAAAACTATGGCAGAATTTAAAAAATTACCTATTAATGAGAAGGGAGAGTTATTTCCTGCTGAGAAATGTCTAATTTCTCCAAGGAATTTAGTTATTATATCTTTTCCTAAGAGTGGTAAAACAGAAACTCTTGTAAATCAAAAGAATATCCTTATAGGAGATACACAGGGCGGTACAGATTATTTTCAGGCACAAAATTCTACTAATTTATTAACTTATGAAGGAGATGAGCCTTTTAAAGTTATTAAAGATGGTACTTATGTCCCTATGGGTATATTCCAAACTGTACAGGAATTGAACAAGGTTAATGATATGAGTACTTATTGGGAGTTGTATAATTCTTTTAAAGAATCCAGAGGAGATGTTAGGTTGAAATTGTATGATAAATTAATAGAGCATATTGGAAAGATGAAATTTCCTATATTTGCTGTAGATCCTATTACTGATTTACAATCTACATTCCATGCAGCAGCCTTAGCTGATTATCTTGACCAGTTTAAACCTAAAGTACCTAAAACATCTATTAAAAGAGTGGATGAATATGGTGGTAGTCAATATATCAGAAGGACTACTTTTGGAATAAAGAGATTTATAGAGAAAAATGCAACCCCTTTTATTATTTATACAGGACACATTAAAGAGAAAAAGAAAATTATTAACAAAGGGGATGATAGTATCTCTGTAGCTGATATGGATTTTGAAGGTACTTTATCTACTTTATTCACTCAACAGAGTCATGCTAATGGTATATTCTACAGAGATAATAAAGGTTGCTGGTTAGATTTTCAAAAGAAAGATGAAGATTCTGATACAGATTCAAGACCTTTACATCTAGCTAATAAAAAAATATTAATAGCAGATTTACATACCTTTGATAAAGAAGGTAACAGATTAACAACAGGTAAAACTTACTGGAGTAAAATTTACCCAGAACTTTCATGGGTTTAACAAATTATGGCAAAATATAAATTTAATAAAAAATTAAGTCAAGAGAAAGAAATCCATATTAGATTTAAAAAGAGTGGAAAAGTAGAAGTGTCTATATATGAAAGTAGTGGTATAATAAATGAGAGTGGTTATGAAATGCTTAGATTTAAAAAAACTATAGATTCCCCATTACTTAATGAAATATGTAAAATAATTAAAAAATAAATAAATTATGAGTGGAGGACATTTTGATTATAAGCAATATCAAATTAAAGAAATAATTGAATCTATACAATCTGTAATAGATAATAATGGTAAATTAAAGCCAGAAAAAGAACTTTGGCAAGATGAAGAGTATCTTAAAAAATATCCAGAAGAAAAATATTGGTCAAAGTATGATGATCAAGTATTAAAAATAATGAAAGATGCAATTAAATATCTTACTATAGCACAAATATATGCTCAAAGAGTGGATTGGTTTCTTTCAGGAGACGATGGTGAAGATTCATTAAAAGAAAGATTAAAAGAAGATTTAAAAACAAAAATAAAAAATAAATAATATGCAAGGAGAAAAAAGAGAAAGTATTGTTGGAGACCTTTATGTAGGGTTTGCTGAAAGTAAAGTAATAGCTATTAATCCAGATTTAGCTAAACTGGAAGAGTTAGGTTATAATACAGAAGATAAGGAAGAAATTGAGTATTGTAAGGAAAAAGATGGTGTTAAAACAGCCAGGATTGATGTTTACTTTGAAGAAGTAAAGACTGGTTATAAGTTTAAGAAAGCCTTTTTCTTAGAAGATGAAGATGTTACTCAAAAAGCCAAAGATGATTGGTCTGATGAGCAAATAGAAGCTTTTAATCCAAAAACCCAATGGGTAAACCAAGTAGGTGATAGTCAATGGGTTGTAGATGAGAAAGATTTACCTAAGCGTTTTACTCACTTTACTAAGAAGAATAAGAGTACAGAAGAAGTGGAAGTTTATGGGGATAAAGAATACAGAGTTGCTAAAAGAGGAGAAGTTGATTTAATGTCTTTCCTAAGAGATTGGTTAGATTTTAATTTCTTCAGTGCAAATACTAATATTCTATTAGATACTAAAAAGATGTTTAATGGGAACTTTAAAGAATTGCAGGAACAAGTTGGTGGAGAATATGCTTTACCTACTGTACAAGTTTTACAGGTTAGGACAGTGGACAAAGATGGGGAAATGAATCAATATCAGAGTGTTTGGAAAGAATCTTTACCAGGTAATACGATGAAAGTTATTAGGACTACTAAATTCTCTGAAGAGAATATTCAAAAGTGGAAAAATGATAAATTTCATAAAACAGATAATCCAAAAGGAAGGTATCTTAAAAACTATGAAGATTTTGCTATTAACATCACTGGTGAATATGGTAGTAAAGATTACTTTGAACTCGTACCTTTTAAAAAGTATGATGATTCAGTAGATACTATAGCTAGTAATGACACAATGGTAAAAGTAAGTAAAGATTCTTCGGATTTTTAATTAATTAACACTTTAAATCCTAGCCCTGTCCTTAGTTGGGCAGGGCTTTATTTATTATGATAAGAGAAATATTATTTAAAAAAGAATGTAGTAGTAGGGCTTTAGGTAGAAATGGTTATACAAGACAGAAGGGTATAGTTATGTATAATGATGGATTGGATATTTGTTTATCACCTATTAATTCAAAGAATGGTTACACCAGGGCAAAAGTATATATTCCAAAAAAAGAGTTACAAACTTTTATAAAAGAATTACAAAAACTAATTTAGAATGCGAGGTGAAAGAAAGCCTAAATTACTTACTGTAGATGATATATTGTTCTATACTGGAGGAGGACTTCAGATATATGAAAAATATTGTACTGAAAAAGTAGGTAGATCCATGAGAAGACCTTGGGGAAGAGATAGACAACCTTCTTGGGGAGTATTTCTGTATAATGGAGTATGGTTATGGAAGGACCAAGCCAGAGAAGATAGTGGTAATGCAATAGATTTTGTTAAAAAACTCTTTGGATTGACTTTTCAGGAGGCTATGGATAAGATTAAATGGGATTTTGGACTCGGAGGTAAACAAAGTGTTAGTAAAGCTTTGTATACAGTACCTATGACGGAATTAAATAAAAAGCCTGCCCATATATCTTTTGTAACTATGCCTTTTCAGAAAAGACATCATGAATTCTGGAATGTTGCTGAAGTAACCGAAGAATGGTGTAAAAAATTTAATTGTTTTGCAGTTAAATCCGCATCTTTAAACTATAAGAAGTTATATATAGACCCAAAAGAAAGAGTCTTTGCATATTACTGCTCAGAGGAAGATAAAGTAAAACTGTATTTTCCTGATAGAAAAGGTCAAGCTAGGTTTATAAACAATGTAAGTTATAGGTATTTGTGGAATTATGGTAATCTGGATTGTTGTGATAAACTTATCATTCAGAAAAGTCCAAAGGATATGATAGTTACTACATTACTATATCCCCATGTAATAGCTACACAAGCTGAACATGTTAAGATATTTGATGAGAACACTGTTAAGAGAATAGTTGAGAAATCCACAGATATATATATTGCTTATGGTAGTGATGATGATGGGAAAAAGAAATCCATAGCTATTACAAAAGAGTTTGGTTGGGGTTGGATAAATCCACCTAATGAGTATCTTCCTGAAGTAAATGATTTTTTTAGTTTAGCCAGTAAATATGGATTAAAAGAATTAGAAAATTTATTAAAATATAAAAAAATAATATGATACCAATAAATAAAACAGAAAAAAAGATAGGAAAATCTGGTTATAAAGGTGTGCACATGGTTAGACACAATGTTTATCAGGCTGTTATAACTATGAGAATAACTGGAAAGTCCTATACTAAAGTAGTAGGTTCTTTCACTACTCCTGAAGAAGCCTATGTTGCAAGAGTTAATTACATAAAAAAATTATTATAATATGAGTAAAAAGAAATATAAAGCAAGTAAAGTTACATTACAATTTAATAATAATGAACAAGCTGAAGTATTTTTTAGTTGGTTTAAAGAATATGGATTTGATGCTTTATGTGACTCTGATATGGTACATGATGATTTACCATCAGAGTTATTTTATGATTGTATAAACCGTGAAATATTACCTGGGAAATATTCTGATGAAAATTATTACTATGTTGAAATTCAATAATTTAAAAAATAATATAATGTTAAAAGAAATAAGTGGTAAAGTAGTCTCTTATTGTGAAATACCTGAAGATTTAACTGAAAATAGTTGGATTAGTGATTTTATGAATGGGTGTTATGTGGAATATGAGATGCAAGAGTTAGAACATCTTAGAAGTCCTATGGATACGTGGATATGGGAAAATTATCCTGAATTAAGAAATGGTGTAAAATTCTTTATTGAAATTGATTATTAATTTAAAAAATAATATAATATGTTTAGTCAAAAAACTTTGTTGAGTAAATTACCTGAAATAGTAGGTAAATTAAGAGATACTTATGGTAGTTGTTATTTTAGTGTGAACTTTATGGATGATAAACTACACATTAGTGATGGTTCAGATACTATAAATTCAGATATTATAGACACTATTAAAAAAGTTACTGAGAAACAGGAAATTCCTTGGGAAATTACTATATCTGATGATAAACTAGTAATTGTATTAGGAGATGAGTAGTGTAGATAATAATCCAATTGCAGTTTGTAAAAGAAAAAACCCTGCAAAAGCAAAAATTCAAAGAGAAAATAAAGAGAAATTAGTAAATAAGTTACTAAATGATATGTTTAATAATTTATATAATTATGAGGATTATATGAAGGGATTATGTAGAGAAGCACTTTATAAAAGAACACAAAAAGAATTAAAGCAAATACTTTATGGTGAATAAACTTGATTGGTCAAAATTTTCTGATAAGTTTCATCCTTCATGGCATTCTCAAATGAAAGAAATCATAGAGAGTCCAGAAGTGTATGAAATTTATCAGAAATTAAAAGAAGATGGTCAAAAATATAAGATAACCCCAGATAGCCAGAATGTGTTTAAAGCTTTTGAGATAGATATGAATAAGATTAATGTGGTATTAATGGGTATGTCACCCTATCCACAGGTAATTCTAAATATGAAAAAGGCATCTGGACTTTGTTTCGATTGTTCCCAATATGGAAAAATAAGTCCTTCTTTAGAGAAGTTATATGATGCTATGGAAGATGATTGTTATAATGGATTAGCTTTAGAAAGAGATAAAAATGAGAAATCTTTACAGTATCTTGTTAACCAGGGAATTATGCTTTGTAATGCAGGACTTACTTGTGTAAAAGACAGACCTGATTCACATATAGAGTTATGGAAACCTTTCTGGAAACAGGTATTTGAAAAGATTCTATTTGTTAAACCCAGTATATTTATACTCATGGGTAAAGCTGCTCAGGAACTTGAGCAGTATACTGATCCTTTTATACATAAGATATATAAATGTGAACATCCAGTAGCTGCTTCTTATGCAAGTAGAAGAATGGAGCATAATCATGTTTTTTCAAAAGCTGCTAAAGACCTAAAAGCTATAAATAACATAGATTTAGAGTGGTTAGATAGTGAAGTACCTTTTTAAAAAATAAAATATATGGAAAAAGTAAAAGAATTACAAGTAGTTAATGTTATAACTATAAGAAATGGACTTTTAGAAGATGTAAATAGTTATATCATAATGAATAAAACAGATGAGAAAAGGCAAGTAGCTCAAGCAGAAAAGGAATTTATTGAGTTAGCCACTAGTCATGGGGCTAAAGATAAAGATGTAGATATGTATCTGGATTATGGTAGTTATGATGATGGAAATGGTTTTGAAGTAGTTATCATGTGGTCAAATGTATATTTATGAGAAAGTCTGATTTTGATGTATGGTTTGACAAATTTAAACCAGTAGAAAGGGATAAAGATAACATATTATGGGAGACTTATGGAGATGATTATGAGATAGTTACAAATACTTTACCAGACAGAATATGGACATTAGTAGATTGTAATGGAAAGTGTTATATACTACCTGGTTGGCATTATGTGAACAGAATGAATTATTTTATTACAGAAAATCCTTGGAAAGATGGACAGAGAGATTACAAGTATTGAGTATAAGGATAAACAATATCCTGTTATAGATTTGTATATATGGAAATATAAGAGTTGGAGAAAAATAAGTGTAGAAAGTTTATCTAATGCTATATCCCCAGATGGAAGTTTTGGAGATGATGTAGATGAAGATGGTTGGTTAATAGATCAATCTTTATTTTTCTATATACCCGATGATATGTTGTATAGTAAAAGAATAGCTATTATGAGATATATAAATATGAATATATGACAACATTAGATATGTTAAAGGAGGCTTTAAGAGCTTTAAACTCAATACATAATACGAGATATATAGGTAAGTATAAGGATACTTACGAATTAGCTTCTGGTATTAATAAACATATTAGAGATTTAGAGGTAAAGGAAGAAGACCCTTATAGTTCAGCGATGTTTAAACAATTAAAATTTAATTATGACAAAGAAAATGGAAACAATGGTAAGTAAGTTTTTTTCTATAGAACAATGTAGAATAAACTTTGAGACTTTATTTATATTTGGAGACAATCTCCTTAGAGTAGGAGAAGCTGGTCAGGCAGTTATCAGGCAGCAAACTAATGCAATAGGATTAGCTACTAAGAAAGAGCCAGGAATGAAACCTGAAGATTTCTTTAATGACGAAGAATACATGGAAAACTGTAAAGTAATAGAAGAAGAAATAGCTAAAATAAAAATATATGCTGAAGGGAAGAATTTTAAAGCATATTGTTTTCCTTTCCAGGGACTTGGAACTGGGCTATCTTCTATGCAAACCAGATGTCCTAAGACTTTCTGTTATTTAACAGTTAGATTACTTGAAGAATTTAAATTTAATAACATTGCTGCTCTACAGAGTATGTAAAAAATAATTAATATGAAATATTGTAAAGACTTACAAAAAGGAGATTTAATAGGTGTAGCTTATAATAATTATATAATTCTTGCTATTTATAAAGGATTGGGTAGTGCAGAAAATCCTAATTTTTGGTTTATATATGGTGTTTTAAGGTGTAAAAATACTATTACGGGAAAAGTATATACTAGCTATATAAATAGAACAGATAGACCTCTTAGTTCCCCTATAGTTAAATTAAATCCTGAACAATTAGAAGGGCAGGAACAATTAGATTATTTAGAAGCAATTAATTATTTAAAACAAAAAGGATACCTATGATTATAGAAAATCAACAGAAACAAGTAGAAGTACAAACAGATGGTGAAGCCAGTCAAAGTATTGACATGGTTATAGATGAGAGTAGTATAGGTATTCTTATGAATTTCTTGAGTAAGAATATCTATTCAGATCCTATTGGCAGCCCAATCAGAGAATGGGTAAGTAATGCATGGGATGCAAATGTAAAAGCTGGTGTTAATAATCCTGTTTTAGTTGGTTTGAAAAAACTTTCTTATTACAAGTGGGAATTCTCTGTTGAAGATACAGCTTTAGGATTAGATGACCAAGATGTGGAAAATGTCATCAAGAAATATCTTTGTTCTACAAAAAGGCAGGATAATACTCAATTAGGGGCTTTAGGAGTAGGTTTTAAAAGTGGTTTAGCTTATACTAACTCATTTACCTTTAGATGCAGAAAAAATGGGAAGGAAAGAACCTATATCATGTATGAAGGAGAATTTGGTAATAAGATAGATCTTTTACACGAACAGGATACATCTGAACCAAATGGGGTAAAAATGATATTAGAAGTTAAGAATTATGACGCAAGTGCTTTCTCTAGGAAAATCAGAGAACAACTTGCTTATTTTTCTAATACATTTGTAACTGATGATTATATGTCATTTAATAATGATTATAAAATCTATGAGAATGATTTGTTTAAATGGTCAGGAATAACTACTGATAAGAAGTTACATTTGTGTCTGGGTGAAGTATATTACCCTATGGATTTTTCAAAACTAGGATTGTCAGATATTTATATTCCTGTAGCTATTAAACTCGAACTCAGTGATAAAGTTAATCCAACTATATCCAGGGAAAGCTTAATGTTTACTCCAGAGTCTAAAGAGTTGATACTCAATAAGATAAAAGCGGTTGCAGATTGGTTTATAGATCAGTATAATGAAAAAATAGAGACTTTTAAGACTTTTCCTGAAGGTTATGATTTTATTGATAAATCAGATTATAATGTTACTGTAGGGGATAAAGAGTTTTGTATTAATACTATAGTAAGTCTGTCTAGTAAGGTACTAAAAAATCCTGAAATTGAAGGTATTACTTATAAACCAGTTTCTTTTTATAAAACACTATTTAGTAAATTACTGGATTGTTATGAAACAGTAGCTTTTGATGATTATAATAACACATGGAAAAGAAAACATATTAGTTGGGAATTAGGAAGAAAAGCTATAGATAATCCAGGAAATATAGTTCTTATAGATTTCGTTTTAGCAGGTAACTTGAAATTGTTTTTAAGAGAGAAATATGGTTCTAGAATTTTATATGTACAAGAAAAATACCATAAAGATTTATATTGGTATAAACAGACCTTGTGGTTATCTAAACATAAAAAGGAAGACTGGAGAAATATTATTAAGGAGTTCCAATTTGTTAAAAAACAAGTTACAGATAGATGGAATAACGAAAAAGGATTAGAATTAAAAGATGAATATATTAACTGGTTAGCTGATAAGAAGTTAAAACAGAAAGAAAACAGAGAGAAAGGTATATCTGTAGGTAATTATAAAACTCTTAATAAACAAAAAGGAGAAATTACTTTAAATATAGCCAGGTCCCATAAAAGAGACAGTACTGTTGTATACGATAAGCAAACTTGTAAAATAGAAGACTTAAGGAAACTTTCTCGTTTAAATATACTGGTAAACAAAGAGACTAATAAAGAAGAATTGTATAAGTATGTTTCTGCTTTTCCAAGTGTTAAGTTTCTATGGATTGGCGAGAGAGAATTAAAACACATTAAAGATTTACATAATTTTAAAGATATGGAAGAATTAAAAAAGACAAAGCCTTTTTCTAGGTTAGTTACAGGATTATTTATAGAGAATATCTTATCAGTAGTACCTAATAATGAAGAGATTATTTATAAAACTTTTCCTAAATATGAGGAACTAAAGAAACAAATAGAGACTTATCTAGAAAATATAAGCCAGGAAAACTATTATAATGTGGATAATGAGTTAAAATCTGTACTATTAGAAGTAGCAGAAGAAACAAACTGTTGGGATATGAATATCTATACAGAGTGTTTGGAATTTAAGAAAATAATGAGTAAGTTTGGTTTCTTATCCGTATTAAATTTAGATGATAGATATACTACCACAGAAGAATTAAGAGTTGCTAAAAATATGATATATATCATGTTAAAATGGCAACGTCTTAATGGACAGTTAGTGGATGATATGGAACTTGTGCCTAAAGTGCCTGATGAAGTTTTTAACCAACAAGCTGTTGAAATAGAGTTAGAGGAGGAACTACAAGATGCCTAATTATAAAAGAGATATAATAGCTCTTGTAGAAGATATGGGTACAGATATGGAGAGTTTTGAAGGAACTATATCAGATCTTCAAGATAAAGTAAGTGATAAGGATTCTAAAATATATGATTTGGAGTGTGAAATAGACGATTTAAAAGGGCAAATAGATGATTTAAGAGATGAATTAGAAGAAAGGCATAAAGATATACAGGAATTAAAAAATAATAAACAAACAGAAATATACTAATTATGAATTTTAATTTTGACTGGCTGTTAAGCCCAAAAAGAAAAAGACTTCTTGACCAACAGGTAAAAAATGAAGAAGCAAGAGGTACATTAATAGAAAAACAGATTGAAGCTGTGGATGGAGATTTAAGAAAAGAACAGGAAATTAAACAAAAACTGTATAAAAAGCTTATGATTATAGATAAAACTGTAATTGTAACCTTACATGATGGTACTTTGTTTAGTAATAGTGAAGGTGGAAAAGAGTTTTATGAGAAGGTAAAGAACTGTTATACAGTAGATAGTATCATAGAACTTTTCTTACCAAACGAAACTGTTGTTATAAACACAAAGGAAATTGAAACTAAACAGGAAAAAGAGTTAGTTAGAAGGGAATGGAATTGTTTAGAAAAACATGCAGATTTTGAAGTTAAGAATGGAGAAATCTATCTTAAAAAGCTTTCTATGCCTTTACCAGCAGTTATAGTAGCTGCTTTTATAGAAGTTGTAGAGAAAATGAATCACGCATGGGTAGAACCACTATATGATGGAAAAGAGTATGAAGACCTTATGACTCAATACACTTCTTTAAAACTATTTACTTTAAAGTTAGCTTTAAATCCTATACAAAGTAGTAGAGAAGATGCTCTTAAGTTTATCAGGAATCAAAATATAAGGATAACTTCTCTTGGCAATCTTATCATGTATAGAGGTATAGTATCTGTAGGAGAAAGTGACAAAGAATTGAGTAAATTTGTTTCTACAGAGTATTTTAAAGTTAAAAAGTGGAAGAAATCTCCTGCTAATTACTGTGTTTTAGAAGAAGATGGGGAATACTCATTGGGTAAGATAAATTCTGAAGATGATGGTAGAAAGATTTCTAAAGGCAATCTACAGGAGTTATATAATAATTTAGGTTCTTTAGAAGAAAACAGGTATACAGATGCTCATACCCATAGTATGGATATTAGAATTGGACAAGTATATGCTATAGCTGAAGAAGAAGTAGATGTAGATAGCAGACAAGATTGTAGTAGTGGATTACATGTGGGTTCCAGAAGTTTTGGAATTGGAAGTTTTGGTGATACAAAAGTTCTCTGCCTTGTAAATCCTGCTAAAATCAGAAGTGTACCTATTTATGATGGTAATAAGATGAGGGTTAGTGAGATGTTTATAGCTGCTGTAATAGAGGAAAAAGATGGTAAGTATATGGATGAAGATGTAGATATAGTACATTTTGATGAACAATACCATGCTTACTCTGTTGAAGAGTTACAGGAAGCTTTAAAAGAAAGGGATTATAGTGTAATTAAGTGCCAGGAGGAAGAAGTACCTATTAGCCATGCAGAAGTACAGGAAATTGTGGATATGATCAGTGTTATAGGTAACAGAGTTGTTAAAGTTTAAACTAAATTGGAAGTATACTTGTTTATTCAGGTATACTTCCTTAAATTTGTAGTTATGAATTTTATAATAACTAACAGAAAAAACTATTTTGATAATATAGGACAGTATAAATACTGTGATTTAACAGAGATGATTCTACCTAAGACTATTAGTTATGATAGTGAAACTACTGGCTTAAAGTTCTATAAAGGAGATATGTTTGCTATACAAATAGGTACTGGGACTAATAACTATCTTATAGACTTAGAAAGTATCAATATTAAAGAGGTTTTACCTTATCTTGAGAATAAGATACTAGTTATGCATAATAGTTTATTTGATCTTACTTGGTTATATAAACATAACTTTTTTCCTTGGAAGGTAAGAGATACTTTCTTGGCAAGAAAGATTATGTATAATGGTCTGGTTATGAAAAGGCATGATTTTGGTACTGTTATGGAAGAAGAATTAGGAGTAATTTATGATAAATCAGAGCAAAAAAACATTGCTAAAATCAAATTAAGTACTGATAAAGCTATCCAGTACTGCTTTAATGATGTGGATAAATTATTAAATTTAGCAGATTGTTTACATAAACAAATTGTACAAAAAAGTTTTGTTCAAGTATATAATTTGCATTGTAAATGGATTAGGGCTTGTGCTTATATGCAGTGTTGTGGAGTACCTATAAATGAACAGAAATGGCAAGAAAAATGTGATAATGACAAAAAAGAGCTTAAACTTAAGGAAAATATAATTAAGCAATATATTGCTGATAAATTACCAGAATACAGAAAAAAACAATTTTCTTTATTTGAATCAGACGGAGTAGATTTAGATCTATTAATTACTAGTTCCGCTCAAATGATAGAAGTTTTTGAGAAATTAGGAATTAATGTGGAAAATCCTGATGCAGCTACAGGTAAATCAGTAGCAGAAGATGTGATAAAAAAGACTAAACATGAATTTGTAGATTTGTGGCTTGATTATCAATCTATTAAGCATGATGTTACTACATTTGGAGAATCATTCTATAAGAATATATATGAAGGTAGACTGTATACTAGTTATAAGCCTATATTAGATACTGCAAGGATTTCTGCTGGAGGTAAAAACAGAGATAAAACAGAAGTAAATGATGTGAATACTTTAAATATCCCGGCCAATGAGAAAAGTAGAAGACCTTTTGAAGCTAAAGAAGGATTTGATTACATAGTAGCAGATTATAGTGCTCAGGAAGGGGTTACAGGAGCTGATAATACAGGGGATGCTGCTATGGTTAGCAGTGTTATTAATAATAGTTGTTTACACTGTGCCTTTGCTAGAGTTTTATATCCTGAAATTAAAGATTTAACAGATGAAGAAATTATTAAAAACCATAAAGATAAACGACAAGCATCCAAAGCTCCCAGATTTACCTTCCAATTTGGTGGAGGAGCTTATACTTTGAGTCAAAAAGAAGGGATTAGTTTGGAAGAAGCCATGCATATAGAAAATGCATATAAAGAACTTCATGCAGGTATTTATACTTATGGGAACAATAAATTAGAAGAAGCAATAAAATTGGGATATATTGAGTCAGCTTTGGGCTGGAAATTACAATTGCCTTATTTTGAAGAATTTAAAAAGAATCATAAATGGATTAAAAGTCTAAGTAGTAGCTGGTGGACTGAGTATAGAAAAGGTAAAAATGAGCACAAGGAACTAAAAAAAGATGCAGAATACAAAGTTCAAAATGAAAGTGCTTATGCTCTATATTCTCAAAATGCTTATAATGTTAGTCAATATTTTAAGAAAAAAGGGGAATATTTTAGATTAGTTTTAAATAATCCAACACAAACTAAGGCTGCTTTACAAACTAAAGCTGCTACTAATAGAGTATATGAGCATATTTGGAAGAAAAAGGATTTTTGGAAAGCCAGGATAGCTTTAGTTGTGCATGATGAGATAAATCTTGAAACTCAAAAGCATTTAACAAAAGAATATGCTGAAATTTTAGAATATTCTATGATAGAAGAAGGTAATAAGTTATTAGTTAATAAGGATTTATTTATGAAAGCTTCTGCTAATATAGGTACAAACTGGTATGAATCAAAATAAGTAAATTTAAATATTATAATGAGGAAGAGAAAACAAAAACCTAAGAATAAAAATGAGATAGACAGTTTCTCAGGGGTAATGAAAAAGAAAAAAAAACCAGTAGAGTATAAGAAACCTATGGTTCAATTCCAGTTTACCCATGAAGGTAGGAGATATGGTAATAATGAAGGTAGACTAAAGATAGATATTCATGGTGGAGTATCTTGTTTATTACTACTAGAAACTGGGTGGAAGAATGTAAAAGGAATATTAAATTACATAAAAATTAAGAAATAATGTATCAAAAATGCCCAATTTGTAATGGAACAGGGAAAAAGTTAGATTATACTAAATGTCCTACTTGTAATGGTAAAGGTATAATATCTAGTCTTACTGGTAATCCTCCTCAATCTAATGATGGAGATTTTAGAGATTTTCCTATGGAAAGTCAACAAGAGTATTTTGGTAAAGATAAAAAATAATATATGATAAAAGATGATTGCTGGTACTACAATGGAGAATGTTTATATGAACCACCAGAAGGTTACTATGGTTTTATATATGTAATATATGACGATAAGGGCAAATCATATTTTGGTAAGAAAGCATTTCTTCATCAGACCAAAAAGGTACTCTCTAAGAGAGCCAGAGTAGTTTCTGGAACAAGGAAAAGAATAGAAAGAGGAGTAAAGGATTCTAAATGGCTGGATTACTGGGGAAGTTGTAAAGAATTGTTAAAATATATAGAAGAAAGAGGAAATACTAATGGGTTTAGAAGAACTATTCTTAAATTGTGCAAGGATAAGGCATCATTATCCTATTGGGAAATAGTTTATATGATTAATAATAATGTCTTATTCAGACAAGATTGTTATAATGGAAATGTAGGTGGTAAATTTTTTAAAGGTAAAATTCATGAATAATGGCAGGAGAAAGTGTTATAAAAGCCTTTTTAAAAGGTAATAATAAAAAGGTAAGAAATGATGAAAGTCTGGATTATTGCTTATATTTGCATGGTAATAAAATAGCAGAATTTACTATGCATGGAGAAATCTATATAACAAATGCTGGTTATTTTACAAATGTAACAAAAGACAGATTAAATCAATTAAGAGCTAATATTACTCAGAGAAAAGGACTCTGGTATAAAGATGGAATAGAATGGGATGGTAAATGGATAAAATTATAAATTATGACAGGAGAAAAGAAAGAAGTAAGAAGTGAAGCTTAACAATTTGATAATATAGAATTCTTGGAAATATCGGAATTCTATATTATCTTTGTATTTAAATTAAAAGATTATGAATAAAGATTTAGTATTGTTTTTTGACCCGAGTGAGGATAAAGTTTTGGGAGTTTTTGGGAAGCAAGTTCATATAGAAACACATGGTTACCCAAATGAGAATAGTGAGTCCGATTTTCCTTGTATATTAGTAGTTTCCAGGAGAGAATATATGAGAATATGGAATCTATGGTTAGATGGTAAAAAGAGATTTTGTGAAAAATCCAATCATTATTGCGGTGTTATGGGATATACCGTAGCGGAAAAGTTTGAGGAAATAGATAGGATTATTCTTAATAAAGAATCTCCTGATTGGGATGATAATGTAGAGGAAACATGGAATTTTATAGAAGTTCCTACTAGGACATTCTTAGTTAAAAAATTTGAAGCTAATTGCGATTTTGAACATGGGTAATTGTGGAATATATACTATAACAAATATCATAAATGGAAAGATCTATGTTGGTTATGCTACTCATATACAAATGAGATGGAATGATCATATAAGTAGATTAAACTCTAATACACATGGTAATATCCATCTGCAAAGATCTTTTAATAGGGACGGAGAAACAAATTTTCTATTTGAAATTCTAGTTGAATGTAAAGCAGAATTTCTAGCTTCTGAGGAACACTATTGGTGTAATATATTAAATACACATAATAGGAAGTTTGGATATAATATTCAACCAACTAGTCCTGAAGGAATTATAACTCATTCTGCTGAAACTAGAGCTAAAATGTCAAAGTCTCAAACTGGGAAAAAGAGGACAAAGGAAGATTTAGAAAAGAGAAGATTAACTAAATTAAAAAATCCTGTGGTTTATAAAAAGGAATATTTAGATTGGTGTAAAGAGAATAAAAGAAATAAAGAAGGGGAAGCTATTGTATTATTACATTTGGATGGATCTTTCTATGGAGAATGGAGATCTATTATAGAAGCTTGTGAAGTGACAGGGTTAAAAAGAGGGTCTTTAGCTATAATATCTCTTAAGAATAATAAGAGAGTAGAGGGTTTTTATAAAATAGGTAATTATATTCCAGTTAGAAAATCTAACTATGATTCCTATAAAATATATAAAAGAATTAAAAATTAAATTATGACGGGGGAGAAAAAAGTAAACAGATCAGAACAAGAATATAGAAAGTTAGACTATCTATCATCTAGTGATCTTAGAGAATTTAGTATAGATAGAAAAAAGTTTTTTAAAACTAAAATAGAAAAATCTGAGACAAGACAGGAAGATGAATATAATCCTGCTTTGCTAATTGGAAGCTTGGGACATAATTTACTATTAGAACCTGAAAATTTTGATAGTAAGTTTTACATGAGTACTTGTACAAATCCACCAACTGCAAATATGCTTGTATTTACAGAATCCTTATATAAGCATACAGTTAGTAATATGGATGAAAATGGGATAGTGACTGAGGAATTTTCTAATTTAGTTGATTTAGCTTATATAGATAGTGGGTATAAAATATCCAAGGAAAAGGTATTAGAAAATTTTACTAAACCTAATAAAAATAATGGTGAAACACCAGAAATGTACTATAACCAATTAAGAGAAGCTAGAAGTAGGAATTTACAAATATGTTGCGTGGATGATATTACTATAGCAGAGAAAGCTGTTTCTTTAATAATGCAAGATGAGTTTACTGGTCCTATCTTTGAAGAAAGAGAAGGATGTGAGTATTTTAATGAACAACAAATTGAGGGCTTTACAGTAGAAGGTTTAGAAATGAAAGCTATGCTGGATAGGATTGTAGTAGACCACAATAATAAAACTATACAGATATATGATTTAAAATTTGTATATGATGTTGTAAACTTTAAAAGGGAATACTGGCTGAAAAAACAGGCTTATATTCAGGGATATATCTACTGGAGAGCTTTAATGTCAGGAGTATTAGATTTAGGATTTGACTATAGTGAGTATGAAATTCTTCCACCAATCTTTATAGTAGCTCATAGTGGTTGTTTTTACAGACCTCTACAGTATAAAATGACTGTAGAAGACCTGGATAAAGCAGAGAGAGGTTTTATAGAAAATGAAAGAGAATACAAAGGTGTTTTTGAAATTATAAATGATATTCTATGGTGTCAGGAGAATCAAATATGGAATATTAGTAAATCAGCATTTGAAGCTGGAGGAATTGTTAATCTTTAATTTGTATTATGGCGAATGAGTTTTTAAAATTAACAGCTACTAGTATATTCGTAGTTCCTATTCTTAAATTAAGTCTTAAAGATTTATGGAAACATGGGTTTGAAAATGCCTATATGAAAGATGAGATAAAGGATATGGATTACAAGAATGCTGTATATTTATTGTTTAGACCTATGGACATCACTGCTTTTAATGAATTTGTAGAAGCAGAAAGAGAAAGAAAATATCTAATAGATGAGTATGATTATCCTGATGGGTGGACTATGCTTGTTTATAAATTCCATGAACAATGGCAAGAAGATATAGATATTATTATGACAGGTAAATTCTCAGAGGTTTCTGAACCATATAAAAGGGAAATACCAAGAAAAACAAACAATTCTCAGGGTACTTTGGTAACTACATTACCACATCATATATTTGGAAAAAGCCAGTATTTAAAATCTTTTTGGAAGAAATTATATGACCTGGATTTAACAGATTTAGATGAACATTGGCAATTCTACGAAGACCGTGAGATATTTAATGAAGAAACAAAAAGTAAATTGATATGATAGATTTAAAAGATTATCCAAAAAGTAAGGAGATATTTTATGAGCATGTAAAGAAATGGTTATTACAGTTACAAAAGGAACTTCTTAAGGATGTTCCAGAGACACAAGCTCCTGAGATTACAGATAGAATAGTAGAGTTAGGAGCTGCTAATATTCTAAATCAGAATTTCAGGTCTTTATACCATTTCTTTGACGAGCAGGGTATATTCTTACTAGTAGATGGACCAGATGAAATGCATGGTTGGTCTTGGCAAGTAAGGTATAAGAGTATAGATGTATTTGATAGTACTGGTATAGGTACTTTGAAAAGGGAAGAATGTGAAATAGAAGGTTTTAAAGAATGCTTTAAATTAATGGAAAAATATGGGTAAATATATGAGAGTAAAAACAAATTATATTAGTGTAGATAAGAAATCTGCAATTAGTTCATATGGAGAAACATGGGTAGTGGGAGATAGAGTTGAACACCAAGATAAAGAAGCTGGTGATGCAGAGATATTAGCATTTGAAGCTGTAGAAGATAGAAATGAAGTTAGAGTTCATACTACTAAAGGATATGCACATATTGACTTTTTAGAATCAAGTATAAAATTACAATAAAATATGGATAGTGGAATAAGATTTAATCAAGGAAAATTAAGGTATGATTTAATTCATCCAGTTGCTCAACAAGGCTTAGTAGAAGTACTAAGCTTTGGGGCAACAAAATATGAGGCTAGGAATTGGGAAAAAGGACTTTCATGGAGTTCTACTATAGCCTCTATGAAGAGACATTTAGCAGCTATTGAAAGAGGGGAAGATTTTGATTTGGAAAGTGGTTTAAAACATATAGATCATTTACAATGTAATGCTCACTTTTTAAGTGCTTATTATAAAATAGCTCCACAATTTGATGATAGAAGGCACAATTATCTAAATAGACCTAAGATAGGGTTAGATATAGATGAGGTACTGGCAGATTGGGTAGGACATTGGACTAAACATCATTCTCAGGAAGTGCCTGAAACATGGAATTTTGACAGGGATATAAAGGCTAAATTTGATTCTTTAAAAGATGATAAAGATTTTTGGCTGTCCATACCTGTAAAAACTAAACCTTCAGATATTAACTTTGAGCCACATTGTTATATAACTTCAAGGAGTATTCCAAAAGAGTGGACTGAAGAATGGATAGATAAGAATGGTTTCCCTACTATGCCTGTATACAGTGTTGGTTTTGGGGAAAGTAAAGTAGAAGTTGCTAAGAAAAGTGGTATAGATATATTTGTAGATGATAGGTATGAGAATTTTGTAGAGTTAAATAATGGAGGTATATGTACTTATTTATTTGA